GTCATTGACGCCGCTATCTCAGGTGTGATGCCAAGATCGGTCAAGGGGGCACTCTCAGACGGCACAAAGCCGCCTGTTGACAGGCCCTGTGATAGTCCTAAGCGCATTAGACTGCGTGGTAGCAGAGAACAGTTCCAGAGCGGAGCTTTACGGCTTCAAACTGACCGTAGATAGTTACCCCCACAGGAAGCTCAAGGCCAGCCGCATCACTCGTTCTCTTGAACTGCTTGGCTGCGGTAGACGAATCAACGAGACCGCGCCAGATGGTGCAGTCCCCGTCAGCGGCGGCGTCACTGTCATTATCGTTGCCGTCAAATACTGCGGCTTCAAGAATGAGAATCGCACAATAGCCACCCGCCCGATTAGCTCCTTCAGTTCCAGTGAGCAGAGTTGCCCCCGCCTGACCGAATGATTGTTTGTCAATAGATGTAATTGCCATGATTGTTGTTTGTTAAATTATGCTTCAGTGAGAGTGTAGCGGTAGTCAACGATTGCGTTCAGGGTGACTTGAGTGGAGCTGCCGTAGCTACTAGTTAGGTCTTTCTTGGTAGTGCCATCCAACTCAAAGACAGTCCCAGTAGTAGTCGCGTCGGAAGTTGTTTTCATTATATATGAAGTTCCACTGGCCCCGTCATCTTCATCAGGGTTGGCGGAAGCCATCATTATGTAAGTCCCTGCTGTTGTAACATTGGAGTCAAATGTTATCACGCCCGCTGATGTGACTGAGGCCACCCCATGAGTTGTGAGGTTAGACGCCGCTGTTTTGATAAACACAAGCCCTTGGTCCCCAACTGATATCAGGTTCGCCGTAGCAGCAGGGATTTTTATGTCGTAGTTGTTATCGCCATCTAAAGCGATTAGCAAATGACCCGTTGTGTTAGTGTTCTTTATAAGTAAGAGACCTTCATGGAGAGTGCTCACATCACCCGCTTCTAGAGCAGCCCCAGTTGCAGTAGCCCTGCCCCCACCCGCAACATAATTTCTGCGGGGGTTAGTGTGGCTTAACGTGGTTGCGGTGGTGGTAAAAGACTCGGAATGGTTGTGGTTCCCATAAGTCAAAGATACGGAACCTGAAATGTTGGTGGCCATGCGGGTAAAGTCTACAAAGTCTAACTAAAAATTCAAGGCTACTCGGGTGCGCGTTTCTCAACCATCACCCTGAACCCACCAGTAACTGGATCGGGCTCATCACAGCCACGCTTACCGTAACTACTCATAATGTAGTCTTGTACTGAATCGAGATGGTCGGTATATAGGATGATCTTTTTTTACACACTCTTCTTCCAGATGCGGCGTGGAGCACTTAGATAGATGTTCCAGCAACTCACACGCATTCTGATACGCGTTAGTAAGCTGGTGCATTATCATTTTATGTGCCCCATCTGCACGGCCCCCGTGGGAGTGCCCCTTCTTATGGGGAGCATCCGCCTCGGGCGAATTAACAGAAACCATGCCCTCGTCTTTATGCATAGTCGAACTTGCGATAAAGCGGGAATCCCGAACCCCGAAGGGATAACTCAGGGTTCGGGATTTATGGGTTGGGATTGCGGGTGGAAATTAACTAGCCGTAATCAAAGCAGCGAGGCTCGCGTAATCGTCGGCATCAACAACTTCAACAAGGACAATAAGCTGTCCTGCGGTCAGTTCTTGCAACTCGTCCCCGTTACTGGCGGGGTCAAAGTTAATGTTGAACGCTTTAGTAGCAGTATTGAACTCAATTTCTTGTTTGGTATCAAGTTCGGCTCCTGTGTTTTCAACGACTAACTCATCCAAAACGGATACAGCGGCGATAAAATGGTCAACACCGTCGGCATCCCCAACAGAAATGTTACAAGCAGTAATGCCCGCAAAGGGAACCGTTACGACCACCCTAACTCTGGTTACCGCCGAATTTGCGGGGGTAGTAAAAAGAGTTATTAGCTCGTCAGTGTTGTCAGTTCCTTGAGCTAACAACTCTGAGTTATTGAAGTTAACAACGTAAGCGTCAGTAAACCCTTTGGTGATAATACCAGCGGGAACTTGCTTGATTTTGGAAGGGCCACTCCCGTCCATAGACGCATCATGTAGAACCAAAAGGTCATCGGATGCGATTCGGGGAGAGGGAGTCCCCACACTGGGCAAGGTTTTTAGATCATCTAAGGTAGGCATAGTATTAGTTGGGTTATGCGCGGGGCGGCAGTATTAAGCTACCGCCCCGCACAAGTTATGAAACCTAGGCAGCGGGGGTGCTGCTGTCCCTCTTGAAGAGGACGACGTAACCGCAGTCGGTCTTGATAGGCTTGGAAGCACTAGCAAGAACACCACGGAAGTAACCCAGCGTCCCATCTGGGTTAGATACGTTGTCCCTGTTGTTGGTCCACGAAAATTTTCCGCGATAATTAACAGGATCGAACGTAACTCCGCTCCCACCAGTGAAGGGGTTAGGAATCTGAGACTCCATAACCTCTGGGTGGAGGACGTAGGCAGCTTCGTAGCCAGCAGTGTCGTAAGCCGTGTTGACTGTGGTCAACTGACCGGAAGCGACCACGTACGGCATAATACGGGTAGCAGTTCCGTCATCAGCGATGGTGAACCGTGGGGCGAGGTCGTCAATCAAGTGGTAGAAACCGCGGAAGGACTTCTCAACACCAAGGGGTGCGATCAGGTCGCTGACCTTCGCATTGTTATAGCGAACGTCGTCACGGAATCCTGCTTCAGTCTGAAGCTGGTAGGATGCCTCGGAGGACATAACCGCCGCGAATACTGGCCGACCGTTTTCACGACCATAAGCATTGTTGCCAGCGCCTTTGCGAACAAGATTGAAGTAAATCTTATCCATGATGGCGTTGGAGATGTTAGCCATTGACTCGCTGACGTTGGTGGTCTCGGAGGCGTTCGTGGTGTTCTCCACGTTAATGGAGGTGGCCGCGGTTCCGCTGGCAATCGAAAGGCCCTCGAAACTCTCGTCGGCGGTGGTGCCGCCGTCACCGGAATCAATAGTATCACTCTTGATCGTGGTTCCGGTGGTCTCGCAAAGAACGAGGTTTCCAGCAAGCCGCTCAAACTCGTCGCGGTAGCGGTTTTCCCAAGTGTAACGGGTAGCTTCGGTCATGCGATCCATGATCGCCCGAAGCTGCTCGGTACGATGGGCAGCAAAACGGAGGTCTTCCGTTGACAGTTTCGGGGACTCAATGATGGTCCGCTGAATGCTGTATTGCTTGAGCTGCTTAGCAAACGCGATGTTAGCCCTCTCGTCGGTGGATGCGTGCGTGCCTTGAGCCCCGCCTACGTTCTCGGCGGAATCCTTGAGGCCCTGCCCGAGAGTGTTGGTGAATGCGTTGGCACCCAGTTCATTACCCATGTCGCTCCAAGTGACCCCTTCAGCATCGGCTGCGGTGTGGGGGATGGCGCGGTCATAAATAAGGGTAGTCTGTGTGTAACCCATACCGTCTGCAAAAGCGGTTTGCTTGATGAGATCCATCCAAGGAGACGTATGGAGGGTGCGAGAGTAGATGTCCTGACCGATGCGATTTGCCTCCTCGGTAAGGACTGTGTTGATTAGATCTGTGCCGTCTACGGCGTAAAGAGAAGCCATTGTTAAATGAGAGTTGTGCCCCCACGATATGTGGGTGCGGAATTAAAAAGAAGTTTTCGGGCGAAGGCGGAAGTAGAACTATTTATGGCAGAGCAGCCGGGGCCTATCTATGTGGGTGAGACAACGCTCGTTTTTACTCAGCAGCTTGTAGAACTATTTATGGCTAGAGCAACCGGCTGCGATGTGTGCCTATATAAACTTATAGGCACATATATGTCAACACCCTAATTTAACCAGCGAACGCGGCGTTCACAGCTTCCTCAAAACTCATCTTCCTGTCCTTGTTCGCGACAGCTCCTTGAGAGGTGAGACTTTCTCCGGTGGCTGTGGAGTTGGGTTCGGCTTGCTCATACTCAGCCAGACGATCAGTCACAGTGTCCAACTCCTTTCGTAAGGACGCATACTCTTTGACGACGGTGGGTAGAATCTGGGAAGCTATCGAGTTGTAGGCGTGGTCTACCGGGTGGAGGGTGGTGGGGTCAGACTCAGCCGCCTTCTCTTTTACGGGTTCCATGTCAAAACCTTCGATCCCGCTTAAGAATGGTAGTTTCTCACTCACCCGAGTGGCGACATCGGCTACCGCTTCTTGTCTTTCTTTGACTCGTTCAGAGATACTCTGGGCTTCCGCTTTTCTGTCTGCCTCTTGTGCTTCAGCTATTGCCTGCTCTACATCCTCGTACATGTCTTGGCGGGTCTGCATGATTGGCTCTGTAGCCTCAATAACACGGAAAATACGTGATTTATCCCTGTCGGAAGCCAAGCTCAGTAGATCTTCTAGCACTTTATCCTGCTCTGTCTCGTCCTCCATCGCCACTGCGTCGATGAGAGCTTCCGTGTCTATTCCGTATTTTTCAGCGATCTGCTCTGTTTGAGCAAGCAAATCCTTGAGAGGTTCGGTAACGGCTTGTTTATAAGCTTCGGTCTCCTCAAGGTTATTAAATTTTTGTTCCTGCTCAAACTGCTCTAATTTTTCTTTTAGGGCTGCGGGGTCTTCTGCCTCGTTCACGGCAGTGAGTTCTTTTATCTTAGACTCGAACTCTTCATTCTTTTGTCTGAGGGTTTCGATTTCGGATGTAGAACTCTTTAGCTCATCCTTGAGCTGTTTAAATCTTTTTGCCGCCTTGGGGGTCCAGTCATCTCCCACATCTTCGGAGAGTTCGTCTAGCGGGGTTTTCGTGGTATCGTCCTTTTTTTCTTCTGATTCCTCAGATTCTTCCGTCTCCTCGGGCTCTTCGGGCTGCTCTTCAGCCTCTTCAGCCTCTTCAGCCTCTTCAGCCTCCTGAGCTGGGGGTTCTTCTTCCTCTTCTTTTTCTGGCTCCTCGATAGTCTCTGCGGCCTCCCCTACTTGGGCTAAGGCTTGTTCGAGTGCATCAGTGAAGCTGATTTCTTGTGATGGTTCGGGTAGAGCCTCTACTGTATCATTTACGGCTTCTGCTTCGGGGGCGGCTACGGCTTCTTCGCTCATTTCTCGATGTGGGTCCACTCATCAGAGTGGGGGCTGGTAGACTTTGTTGTCTGTAGTTTTGATAACTTGTGTAAGTCATTAAAAGCGTCTCGATACCCGGCGTACCACGCGTGTCTCACACTATTACTATGCTCATCCTGCAAAGTATTGAAAGAAGGTCCAGCTATTTCTTTGAGAACCGCCACTGCTTTTTGAAAGTTGGGAGAATTTAGTATCTCTCCCAACTCGTCTACGGCTGCTTTGTCCCCATACCAATGATCTAGGGGGACGGGGGGTGTAATTTTTTTAGACATCTTTTGAGTTTTCCTCGCGCTCTTCTAAGAGCATCGCTTTCGCCAGAATTGCGTAGTTTATTATGTCGTGGCAGGCGTCTTCTACACTCTCATCGGGGACCTGTAACTCTTTATCATTAACAAATGATCGGATTCTCTGGATTTTATCCAGAACCCTCATAAGCAGTCCGTGCACAGGGTGTATCCCTATTACAACACTACACTTAAAATTGGCGAAAGGATCGGTTGCTCCGCGCCCTCCCGTATAATCGGAATTTTTTGTACGCATGATGTCCTTGCACATAGCGCAAGTGTCATCATGGAGCTTAAGAAGTTCTTCAGCGGTCACTATTTTCGCGGAACTCTAGAGCGGCCTTTGCGTCCCGCAAAGCCATTTCTTGTTCGTGTTTCCGCTGTTTGATGGCCATATCAAGCTCCGCTTTCTCTTGGGCGATCTGCATCTTAACTTGATGCTCCATCATTTTAGCATCTGGTTGTTCAGGCTGTCCCTCGGGGGCACCTTCCTGAGCTTGGTCTCTCTGAATCTTTTGTAGAGCCTTGGATGTATTGTTGATGGCTTCTTCTGCGAACTGAAGGATTTGTTTTGTCTGTCCGACGATTCCTTCGAGTGCGGGGTCTCCTGCGGCGAGTTGTACCGTCTGGCTGATATGCTCATAGAAAGCTTGGAGAACCGGGAAGCTCTGCATGGGGTCGGCTTCCCCGACATTGATTTGCTCAATCAACTGCGACAAGACCGGGACATGAATTTCAAGGTGGGTACCGTGGAGCTCATTCCCAACGACAGGAACGGACTGACCCTCCATCAACTGCTGATTCTCAAAGTACGCAATCTTAAGATCAACGGTCGGGCGCTTCTCGATATCTGCCGGGACATATCTGTCGGCGAGATCGTGACCTACTCTGGTAGATACAATGTCGCGGGTCAGGTTTCGGCGGCCTACGTCATCGAACTGACCGCTGATTCCCTGAAGCTCGCGCAACGCCACCATGCGGTTGGCATGGCTTCCGTTCCCGATAGACCGCACAGCTTTGGTCCTATCTACGTCTAGAGTTTTAATAAACTCAGCGGGTACTCCTCTGTCTTCGCACCGTCGATAGAAGTCCATGACGGCGGGGTCTGGTTTTTTAATGGTTACGACGCGTCGTACAATTTCCCGAAGGAGTCTGTTCCACGATGCGTAGAACAGGTTCAGGGACGCGCCGGATAGTCTGGTAGTGACATCCATGTCGGCCACCACCTGCATCTGGTTCCTGTACGGTGAACTTTGATTCGGTCCATACGTGGATATGGTATCAGTGTTCAACGACAACTGTTGGGTGAGGTCCTGCAAAGCAGGCTGAACAGCAGTGCCAAGATTCGGGATCGCTTTCTCAACGATATTTACATTCGGGCTAAGCACGGCGTAAGCGCCATAGTAGGTGAATTGCAATTCGTCCAGAGACCTTTGAGTTTCGGGTTGGATCATTACCGCAGACGCGAGCATAGCTCCATCAATCTGCTGGCAACGCAGTCGGTTACTGGTCTGGACATGGGCGAAGATGCGCTGGCCTAGGCCACGAATCGAATGGTATGTACCGTTGCTGCCGACACCATAGGTGAACATCACGTATGCTTGCTCGGCCTTTGCGTAACGAGAAACTTTCTTATACAGGAAATCTTTAGGGCTGTTCTCTGCGGCGATGTAATGGCTGATGCTACAGTCCATCTCTTTGACCCAGAAATGCAGGACCCGCACCGAAGGGTTTTGGATACCGGTGTACAGGTCATTGTTCTTCATCTCGGCCTGCATCTGCTCGTAGTCATAACTACTGTAGTCACGTCCGTTGGTCGTCGCGTTCTTAGCAATGACGCGTTTTACCTCTTCCACATTCCAACCCACAGCTTCTGCTGCCTCTGGGTTTTTGATATACGAATAAAGTTCGTGCAGAAGATAGTTCCGCCGCCCCACCGCAATGTCCACGGCATCTTCGTTCGCTGAGGTTTGTCTCGGGATAAGAATATCCGTGAACCCGCCCACACGAAACTTCCAATCATCGGGGGAGTCGAAGTAAGCAACCGCCACCCCATGTTTAATAAACATGGTGCACAGGCGTAGGTAGGCGCTGTGGAACTCAGGCCAGTTCCGCATGAGGTGGGTCAGTTCTTCCGCGACGATTTCTTCCGCCGGTTTGATTTCGCTGGCTTCTCCCTGCGTACCTCGTACCGAGACAAATCTTTCCAGAGAAGAATAAAGGTCAACATAAGCAGACAAAGCCACATCCAAGAGTCGTTGGGCATCGCCAAAATTTAGGTTTGTTTTGAGCTGCTGACCGCTCGCGGCAAGCCCCGTGCTGCTGTATGGGGCCGCGCCATCAAACATGGCGTCCACCCTAGCTCGGTTAACCGCAGACCTCTCATCAGCTCTGAGCAAAGTATTGAAGATACCTACCGCGCTTTTGACATCCTTGAGTCTGCTAGCCACAGGTTTTCCCTCATCTGTAAGGGCACCCAAATCCAACCCATCAATGTCCAGCGGGTATTCGCTCATTGTTTAAGTGATATCCTTTTGAAACTTAATAGTCAATTATGTAAATTTCACTGGACAGGGTAGGAGGGCGTTAATACAAGGGGGGCTATGAAATGGAACCTCATTGCAGCAAGTGTATCATGTATCCTGTTTGGTGTATCGTGCTCCACGGCTGATCTGGGTGGGCAAGTGCCCCTCCCATTTACGTCGCCATCAACGTCGGCAAAGCTGGACCTCGAACTCCGGCCTATGCCACCAAAATTCTGTATCGGGCTCGATCTGGTACCGACTGAGCCCGAAGCAGGGACTACAGCAGACAAGTAGGGACCGATTGTGTGGGGGTGGTCCCGACTTTAACCAACTGGTAGGCAGTCCAGTTACCCCCACACAGCCTCTTTATGCCAAACAAACCGACAAAACCAAAGGGTGGTAAGCCGAAGCCGAAGCCGAAGCCCTACTAAGATCGAGCCCGCCTTGGAGTATCTGCCGAGGCGGGCTTTGTGTCGATTTCATCGACATGTTCTGAAAACGTGTCGATTGCCGTGACTCAAGGATTTCACGGGGGTGGGTTGGGGGAACCTTTTACGGTTTATATAAACCGTAGAAGTGCCTGATTTTTGGGTGTACACCGGCTTACTACCGCAGGTTAAGGGGGATATACACAATCCTACCCCCACACACTCTTGAGGAGCTTGTCCACGGGTACCTGCTTCCTGATTCCTGATTCGTGTTTCAGGGATACGTATCGTGTATTGCCGCGCATAAACTCTGAGACCATGGATACACGGCCCGCGGTTCGGCCTCGGGATTCGGGTTTCACGCAGTAAACACAGCCGTAAGAGGTAATTGCGAACCGTGGGAACTCGGGAATCACCTGAGCCCCCTCGAAATCAAAGATATGGGACAGGGATAGCTCTGGTGTGGGGGCATCTATGGAATCGTGGGCAAAATGGACGCGCTTCCCATCGTCGTTAGTCAGGAGGGTCTTCCAGCGGTCGCCGTTCCACCATCGGCGGAGCCGCTTACAAGTCTTCGTGTTGAATACAAACCCCGAGGGCAATAGCACATAATCGCGGGCGTTGGGGATCGGTTGGGTCTGCGGTAGCGTGTCCATTCAAGTGTTTTCGTTACCCCCCTATATAAAAAGTTTCTTCTAGATTCAGTCAAACTTAATTTCTAGAAATTTTGTTGGAGTCCCTCTAGAAGAGACTTTATAGGTGGGGGGTCTACTCCGAAATAAAGTTTGACCTCTTCCTCTTCTCCGCTTTCGCTTTACGAAGCTCTTTGAGCCGTGCACGGTTTTTTAAATAATATGCACGGTTGTATGCACGCTTTTTTTCGGCCAGCTCGGGGTCTGCTAATAGGTCTAACGCTCTTTGTTTCAGTATCTTAGCCTTGTTCGCAGCGTAGTACTTCCGTTGGTAAGCCTTTCGTGCTTCGTGGTTCTTTAGATAGTATTCGTGCTTCTTCTGGTCACGCATACTGCGTTTTATCGTGCATTTGGGGGTAGTCAAATTTTTTCACACAACATACACACACAACACACCGTTGTGAAAAAAATGAGGCATGGTGGGGGTGGCGTGGTTCGTGATTCATGGTGCAGGATTCCGGGCGCGGGATTCGCGATTCGGGTCCGGACCCATTGTGGGGTGATAGGAGCTGCCCCGTGGTTCAAGTCCACCCTCTCCCTCGCTGACCGAATGCGGTGTTTCGGTAATCCCCGCCCGGGATTTAAAAGCGCGGGTGCTGTCAATAGACAGCTTGTCCATGCGACGAATAGCATGGGGGCTCCACCGGATGGAATCTGCCGGAGTCCTGAGCGCCTGCCATGTAGCGCAATAAAAGTAGCGTGTGCCAGCCTGAGGGGTAACAAGCCTTTACGCTAAACGTAGCGTGACGATGCCCCGTAGGATAGGCCGGGATTGACGAAGGTAGCAATACCCCTTGCAAATAGTGAGGTTCTTTCTCTATGTGACTGGATGATTTGTAAACCATTTTCGCACCACCTCGTGGTGCGTATCGTGTGAAAGTAACCTGTGCTAGGACCATGGGGGAGGATCGGACGTGTGGAATACAGTGGCCAACAGGGGCGCGATTAGATGCGCGTAAAGATTAGACCCCGACAAACCTTGAGTACGAGGTGACGCCCAATAACTTATGATGAAATTGGGGTGTTCATATTTCACCACCGTGAATGACTCACGATGGTGATTCGTGAACATCACAATAACATCACAAAACAAGCAATATGACAGTCAAAGTTATTAAAGCCAAGCTCATGGAGCAAGGTCTTGCTACTAACGGCAACAAGCAAACGCTACTCAAGCGTCTCGAAGCTGCCAACAAGCCCAAGACCGAGACCAAGAAAGAGGAGTCCGCCATTGTCCGCAACATCCGGCAGGGGGCAGAGGCCCTCTACTCCGAGTTTGGCGAAGACCAACTGAAGGGCACGCTTCACTTCAAGCCCTTCAATTCCAATCCGAAATCGTTTGTGCTTCGCCTCCCCTCCATGAGGGAGACGGTCAAACGCCTCCCCGAGTCCAAAGCTGCCAAGGAAGGTATCGCCATCCTTCGCAAGCTGCGTGGCTCTGTCGAGGAGGTCTGTGGTGACGCAGATCAAACATGGGTATTCCACTCCTCCGGCGCGTTTGGTTTGTATTCCCATATCGCCCTCAAGTAACCCCCACCTTCATCCTCCGCTCTTCGGAGCGGCGGGTGACAAGGTTCATGGAACCTGTGTCCATGAATCCTGTCACCTGATTCCTGATTCCCGATTCATCATGCGTGATCCACGGAATCCGGTGAAGTATCACGCTCCCCGATACTCAGGTATTGAGTTACCTAGACCAGTTAAGGCACTGGCTGTGAACACAGCTAGGGAGTTTCTCCTAGGCATGAGGCTAAACTGCCTACTACTTTCTGTGGACTGAAATATTAACCATTAGTAACAGTATGAACACATTCAGCCAACCGATGCCAGCAGTCGCCAGACTGCTGGTTCACTTCCGGGAGAGGTTTCCATCCAGTGAGGCTCATGCAGAGCTTGACTGGATGGTGATCTCCAGTCTTCCGCCCTCCCTCATTGCGAGGGGGAACATCACGCTGCGTGATTGGTATCACGCGGTGAGGCGGCACCTGTCCCATAGGAACGAGGAACAAGAGGCCCACCGCCGGTACCTCAATGGGATGTGACTCCTCTGTTTGCCTGACGAGCGGTAGGGCAAACCAACATGATAAGGCCGCGACCCCTCCTAGGCATGAGGCTAAACTGCCTACCAACCCTAACCTTCTCCTCTAGCACTCTGGCATTGGAGTCGTATACCACATGAGTCCCCTCGCGGTGGGGGAATGACAAATCCGCAACGGTTGTGGACCGCCGAATTGGTCCTAGGCTCGCCTCTCCGTGCCTCTCATAATACAGGAAACGGAGACACGCTGGGTGTCGTGTGAACCACGCCCGCTCCTAGGCATGAGGCTAAACTGCCTACGATTTTATGACCTCGTAGCTCAGTGGTCAGAGCTGCTCTTGTCTACGTTTGAGTGGGAGGTTCGCCACCTACTCACTCAGCGTAGTCACCTAGGTGGCTCCTAGGTAAAGAGAGCGAGACGCAGGTTCGAATCCTGCCGGGGTCCACCCCTTTGTTTGCCTGACGAGCGGTAGGGCAAACACACTAAAGCCGCTAAGGGTTGTCCCTTCCGCAGCCCATTAAACAGGAAGGCCGAGCGGTCGCACTTAAACAGGCTCAGCGACTCCCTCCTAGGCATGAGGCTAAACTGCCTGTGTCTGATCAGCCACCTGTCAGACCACTAGCGGTATACCGCACCAAGACGCCGAAGCGATAAGTCCTGCGGACGCGCAGGCCCGCCGAGTCTAGGGTGGTTCTCTTTCCAAGGGTAAACCCGAGCCCTAATCAATCGGGTAACCACTACAACCATGACCTACACCGTTAAGCTCTACGAGAAAACCGTAATGACCGCTTGGAGAAAGTTCGACAACCGCGAAGATGCCGAATTCTACGCCAACTTTCACGCCAAGAATCACGCTAAAGTTACCGTCGAAGAAGACAAACCGCTCCCCTTCTCCGAAGAGGATGAAGCCCTTTACCACAGTTGCTAACCTAACTTTCCAAGGGTAAACCCGAACCCTAATCAATCGGGTAAGTAGTATAACTAACCAAACCAATGGCTAAATACAGAACCATAGAAAGCCACCGCATCATGGCGGTGGACCCTGTGCGCCGCAGACGCGCAAACCTACCCAAACTATCGGAGGAATCCCTCCGGTGTAACACGCTGGTCAAATTCGCTGACCAGACAACGGCGGGCCTCAGTGCCCAATCAGACCCCCGCGCTGGGGTTGTATCAGTAGACCATGCTGTAGACCAATCAGTGTGGGAGCAGATAGTCCTCAAGATAGCCACCCGATGAGCGCCACATTCTATCCTGCCAAGCAGGAATCTGAGAAGGTGTGGGGTTTCGTGGAGGTTCCCTATGAGGTGAACCTCAGTAATTATAACACCCGACTCGTCCTCGGAGCCTTGGGACTGGACCCCCACTTCGAGGATTCCAACACACAAGTGCAGACTATCGAGGATTTCATCGAGCGATGCCACGCCTTTATGGATGGGTCATCGCTCCCCTCCCTCCCCGCTGACGGGTACATCCTTAGAAGGGTAGCCCAACTCTTGGTATCTGCTACACTGGGTAAGCAGAACGGGGCAACCCACTGGTATTTCAACTAAATCATGCGTGCTTCATGAGTGCTAAATCCTATATATTCTATAGGACCCCTCGGTGCCGCAAGGCACTGGCGTCTAAGGTCAGGCCCAAGGCTAGACCCCCGTCTGCCTATGATGACCTGTCGCCCAGCACTTGGAATGCCCGGTGCTGGAAGAGGTATCGGAAGACACAGTTCAAAGTGAACGATGAATCGTGCGAGAACTTTAACAACAAACAGTAGAAACATAAGACAATGGCTAGACAACAACTGGAAGAGATGAGCAAGGAAGATCTGAAAGCACTCCTTGCTAACTATAAAATGAGGCTGGCCGATAGCGGCCATGTTCTCACACCGGCTACGCGGCAGCAACTGTCGCGGAAGATCGACGAAATCAGTTACCATCTTGGTCGCAAGATGGGACTGCCCTTCAACCCTTAACCATTCCGCTTACCAATCTGGCTTTACCCGGAATTATTATGAGAAAAGAAATTGAAACACTAATTGACAAGCACGATGAATCGTGCGAGAAACGGGGCATCGACCCCAAGACGGGCGAGCCCAAACCCGCACCCCGTGGGTGGGCATACGCTGAGACATCGGTGGAGGACAACCCCGCCCCCCGTGGGTGGGCATACGCTGAGACATCGGTGGAGGACAACCCCGTTCTCCCTGCCAACTTCCCAACCCCACACACCGATGAGTAGATTACACATTACCTACTTTGATGCCGCCACCAGCAAGGATGTGGGGCATGTCACCCTCATGTCTCCCTTTGATGGGGATAATGCACCCATGCCTGATAAGGTAGCCCGAGATAACATGCCCGACCATGTGGCTGTCCTGATGGACAGCACCACCATACACTGGGACCTGCGGGTCAAGAGTGTGCGGGATGTCAACCGTGAGCTACTCTGTAGTGGAGTTCGTCGGGGGTGGATATCCCCCGAGACGGGGAAGTGGTTGGAACTCGGTAGGAGTAATCCATTCCGCCCCCGAAACCGCCGCAAGCGTACCCGACTCAGGAAAACCCTGACAGGTGTAGCTGTAGCTGGAGCAGTGATAGGAATCCTGAGCCTAATCTTTTAACCAATCTCGGGGTAGCTCCCCGAACGTGAGTGACTGAACATAGGTGTAATCCAAGAGCCTAAAGGTGTCTGTATCTTGAGCAGGGGTCAACCGACTGAGCAAAGAGAGCGGAGCGCGAAGTAGCCTAAATGATCTTTATCTGGATGGCGAAAAGTTGAGGGTAATAAAAGCAATCCCTCCTCACATCTTATATTTATTATGACACCATATGTAAACACCCGTGCCGTCTCACGGCACAACTCCGAGGCGAAGACCCTCGACACAACAACTTACCGGATCGGTAAGTGGAGAATAAACCTTGAGGGGTTTATTGATTACTACGGAACCTACAACTACAGGTTTGGAGTTAATGGAGGCACCCCGACCTACGACGGAGAGATCTACTGGAGCGAGGACACCAATGGGGTGGGTTACAGGAATCACCTGAAGAAAGCCGACGCTTTCCTCGATAAGATGAGGACTGACCACCCCCTCCACGGCCCCCCGAACATCAACCCCTACGGGTATCTCATCCCCTTGGATGGACAACCCAAGGACTGCATTGGGACTCATGTCTCCGATCCGGGGGAATTCGCAATGAACCGCGTTACGTCACACCACCCCGACCCATATGATGAGCATGGGGTGAACACAAAGAACTCCTTCAACACTCCTCCCCATGATACAACATCACATTGACAAAGACGGGGAGTGGGGGCTGTACCCCGACGCCCCCTTGAGTAGGCTGCTTAAGCGGAGCTTTAGGGATGTCTCCATCATAGGACTGCCTAGAGTTTGGCTGGCACCTGTAGGGTATGGTAAACCTGTTACCGATGGAGTGCACGTTAAGATCCCTCCTCCACCGCCACCCCCTCCCATGACAGAGTTTGAAAAGTCTCTGGCATGGATGAAAGAGTTCATCGACGATGTTGAGGACGAGGCTCAGTCAGTCTGTGAGGACGAGTCAGAGCATTGGCTCGGGGCGTGGGGTAACCCCACTAAGGAAGACTTCCTCAAGCACCTTGCCGTTGTGAGCAAGGGCGAATCATCTCCCGACGTCGGCTGACGTCACAATGCAACCCAACCCTGCATCCTGTATCCTGATTCCTGTAGGTTGTAGGGTTAACCACAAATAAGGAATCAAAGTATAAGCAAATGAGTAGTAAATCCCCCTCCACTAGCGAGGGAATCAAAGTAAGGCTGACTGTATGCCACTTCAACCCACAGGTTCAAGACAAGCAAGCAGCAGCAGAGCAGGCTAAAAAGAAAGATGCCAATGCGAAACAGCACAAGCATCAGATACACTTAGTCGATGCCGATGACATCAAGCCTCTGAAAGAGGTTGAGGACGATGGGCGAGCCGCATTCCATCGGTTGGTATCCGCACCGTGGCTTGACTACAAGCCCGACCCCGACGAGCAGGTCAAGCTGTCCACCAAGGGATGCTGGTACTTCCTGTCCACGGAATACCTGTCTGAGTATCTGGATACAATGTCCAAGTACAGGCAGCGGTTTGAGATGGCCAAGCAGGACTTCATCCGACGGTACCCTGACCTTCTCCTCAAGGCTGCGACTAGCCGAGGTCTTGGTAACGACTTCATCAGGTTCAGACACCGGTTCCCTTCCCAAGATGCAGTTGGGGATCGTATCTCCTTCACTACGTTTGAGGACCCGATTGTCACCAGCTTCATGCCGGATGTATTCGACGAGCGGCTCCGTCATGAGATGGAGAAACTCGACGAGCGTAAGAAGGAACAGGTGGAGTATGGACTTCAGGCTGTAACCCTCGACGTCACGAAGGAAGTGATTAAGTCCGCAGCCCATGTGGGCCAGCAGTGCGAGGCTAAGAACAAGTCCAGCCGCAGCCCCATCACGGAGTCTGTAGTAGAGCGACTCGTAGAGAAGCTGGAGATGGCAGACCGCAAGGCCCCCCGACCCAGCACTGATCTGGACGAAGCTATTCTTATCGGCAAGAGCCTCCTTGAGGATCTCGATGCTGACATTTTGAAAGCCAATGAACACTCCCGCAACAAGGTCATTGCAGGAGCTAACCGAATGAAAGACCTGATCCAACTGTAAAACATACACATATGAGTACAAACAATGAAGAGGTAGTCCCTCTTACGCCCATCTATCCCACCGATATCACCCCTATCCTCCACCGGGTCCGTAAAGCGGACAACCCCACAGAGGATAATGCTGGGGAGTTCAAGGTCCCACTGTTTCTGGGGATGCCCGGTCTTGGTAAGACCGAGATCATGAAGGCATTCGCTAAAGCGATGGGGATGATATACATCGACTTCAGGCTCGCCTACCGCACATTCAATGATGTGCGGGGCTACGCCATTCCTGACAAGGTGGAGGAGATTATGAAGTGGTTCAAGGACCAAGCCCTACCTCCATCCGACTGTGACAAGTATTACTTGTTTCACTGGGAGGAGCTGCTCAACGCCAACCCCAATGTTCTCAAGGTAGCACAAGAAGCCATCTTGGATCGACGGATTGGTGACTACGAGTTCCCCCGCAACTGTATGATGGTAGCCTCAGCCAACGGTCTGAAGCACCACTGTCAGGCAGCGAGGACCACGGCATCCATCATGGACCGCTTCCAAGTGTTCGATGTAGCGCCGTCTATCAGCGGCACCAACAAGTGGTTGATGGAGAACGCAAAGACTGAGTATGTCCTTGGGTTTCTCAGGGCACACAACGAAGCACTGTATTGTGACAACATGGCTCTGTGGGACGGTGAGCAACCGATCTCCTCTTCCCGATCCTATGCCAAGTTAGACAGGTATCTAACCACCTACAAGGACCCGCTTGAGATGACCTCTCCCGAGAACCTGCGGATCTTCAAGGCTGAGGTGGGTGGATGTGTTGGCGGCAAAGCCGCTCAGATGTTCACCACATACATTCAGCTTTACGCCACCTGTGGTAGCGTAGAGAAGATGTTGGAAGATGCCCGTCATTGTGACTTGAGCCGAGTCAAGACTAAGCCCGACATGAAGTACATCATCGCCAGCAAGCTCGTCACTCTGGCTGAGAAAGACAACGTGGCAGATGTTCTTCTGCTCGCTCGTCGCCTCACCGATCCTGACCTGACCAGCAACCCCGATGTTCTTCAGTCAATGGAGTCCATGGTTGGCAACCGTTTGCGTCGAACCCGTGCGGAGCTGGCGAGCGCACCTGCTATGATTCAATGGCAGTTGAAGAACAAAGATGAGCTCCTCGCCTAGTCTTGAACTGATAGCAGAGATACTCAAAGACGACTGCGCGTTCGCGGACTACCCAGTAGTACCCACTTGCCATGGAGAACCAGACGAGTCTTCGGTCTTGTTCTGGTTCGGTAAGTGGCTGGGGTCCCAAGATCGTTCGGGCCACCTGTGGTGGGAAGGCAAGGCAGCAGGCACGGTTTACTTGTCTCGCCCTGCTTTCCGTCTTTGGGAAAACCATAGAGAAGAATTCACAGCGTTAGCAATGTTACATAAAGAGAATCATTATCATGAGCATGGAATCAAAAGATAAGAAGGAGCTGGAGAGAATCCAGCTTGTGAAGAACAAGATCATGAAAGATCACCCGTTCTTCGCACCCGGATTGGAGGCACTACCCATCATCATTGATCGTCGGGTACCCACTGCTTGCACGGATGGGAACGTCATACGAATCAACCCTGATTACACCGAGACCCAGAACATGTACGAACTGGAGGGCCTCCTGATCCATGAGGTATGCCACCCCCTGTTCGGACACTTCGTTCGGTTCTTCGAGCCAATGCAGAATGGTGAGGGGGCGCTCGTCAATAAAGCCACCGATGTGGAGATCAACAATCTTCTCACCGAATACAGCTCCGAAGCTACCCGACCTATTGTTCTGCCATCTGGTGGGTATGTAGATCTGGACAGGTTCGGGACAGAAGCTGCCGAGCATGTGCTCAAGGTTCTGCGGGAGGAAGAGCAGGAATCCCCTGATACACCCCCCGACAATCCCGGCGATGACGAAGGCGAAAGCGGAGGTGATAGCACTGGCGACAGTGAGGGCGATGGTTCCAGTGAACCCAAGGATCAAGATGGTGAGCAGGGTGAATCCGAGTCAACGTCTGGTTCCTCACCCGGTGATGGTCAAAGTGAAGGTACGGGTGGAGGTGCGGGGCAAGAACCCGTCTCCCCCGGTGAGTTCGAGCTACCTCAAGGGGCAACCCAAGAGGAGCTACGGGATCAGGAAGAGAAGTGGAAAGACATCCTATCTACGTCCATCCATGCTTCCAAGTTGCGTGGTGATACACCCGGCAAGTTCTTGGAGAGATTGGAGAAGTTACAGAAGTCCCCCCTCCGTATGCAGGATCTTCTTCAGAAGTATGCGGACGAGTTCTGCATGGATGAAGGCTCGACCCGATTTGATCGCCGATACATGGCTGATTGGGGAGTGGGTATCGTTGGCATGGAGGATGAGAGGATAGGCTCCTTGGTTTTCGTCGTGGATTCCAGTGGTTCTATCCCATCACGTATCGCTGAAGTTGCTTGTGCCGTAGTGCAGGAAGCAGTCAACACTCTGAACGCTGAGCGTATCATCCACTTGGATGTAGATACCAGAGTATGCAAGGTCCGTGAGTATCAGCCCTACGAGACTGTAGACACACAGATCCACGGTCGAGGTGGTACGGACTTTGCACCAGCCTTCGACTGGGTGCGAGACAATGCAGAAGATGCGCGTGTCATCGTGTATCTGACCGATGGGTGGGGTTGCTTCCCCGAACAAGAGCCACGTACCCCGGTGCTGTGGTTGTCTTGGGACGCAGACTCCCGCCACTACCCCTTTGGAGATGTAGTACCTCTCCAAAACTTAGATCATATGACAACCTAATTATGAGAATATACCACTTAACCTTCCAAGAAAAGGCAGGCCAAGAAGTTCGGTCTGTTTGGTTTCCCACAGAGAAAGCAGCACAAACATTCCACGACGATTTAGTAAATCATGTTGTGGATATAACGTGGGAATCAGTGGACATCCCCACATACAACCGGATAACCATGACCAACTTCTTGAACCAGCAGTTCAACTCCCACCGTTCCCCTCGTCTTGCATTGGACGATTGGAGATTAGAGGCACACATAAATGCAAAGACGGTTCACTTGTTGCCCGTCAACCCTAGCAGCGAGTAAGCATACAGATATGAAAACACAAGAGATACTAGATCAATTCCGCTTGGACCCCTTCAATACGAAAGCGCAGACCACACTCGTCAGAGCTCAGGGGGGTGTGCTGATGGCACGGCAGAAAGAGTGTGCCGGGGCATCCATCCACCCGAAGAATGAAACGGGTGCCCCAGACACAGGTAGAGCTGCGTGGGCAAAAAACAAAGCTCAATACAAGGAGGACTTACAAAGAGAAGACGGTACCGAGGCATGTCTCCGTGACCCGTCTTCTTTCTTTTGCGACCCCGACCTAACCCGCAACGACTGGGTTCCCTTGGTGGTGGCCCTAGACACTGGCGTGGTGGGAGAGCACACCGACGGCTACGGTAATCCCGTAAAGCATATCTTTATGGGGTGCCGCCAACCCGGATACCGAGGGGGAATCTTTGACTCCAAGCGTTTGTTTGGACGAAGGGCCGCATCTTGGGCGTATGACCAGATAGAGCGTCAATTTGCTTTTATGCTCCCCGATGCTGTAATGCATGGCATCCGTATTCCCAGCCGCTCTCGAAGAGTTGACTCCAACAACATTGCCATGAGAGCTTTGCAAAAGGCTTTTGCACTTCCCCACGGTGGGGTGGGAGAGAAGGCTGACTTCTATTGGCAGCTCGCTTGGTCTGTGTACCTGTCCAGTAATCTGGAATACGAGCACAAACTCAACAACACCTTCGGTGTGGGCGCCACTAAGTATCTACAGAACCGGTTTGTCACACGCCTAGTTGAGCATATCAAAGAACTCAAAGAGGATGTCGTGGAGAAACAACCACGGCAGTATCTCGATAAGTACCGCGCTTTCCAAGAGCTAATGTATACAGCCTACAATGGGGAGAATGTAACCACCCAGTTTTCAGGGAGTGGGATGAAATATGTAATGGGTCAACTTAGTGATGATCAGATACCGTTGCGTGAAGATTCAACTTGGAGGGGTGTTAACCACACTCTTTTGAGAATCGTGGATGGCTACGGTAAATCAATCTGTCCTTTCGTGAACGAGCGTAACGCAGCTAAATTGTGGGAGGATAGATGGAATACCTTGCGAAAGGATTCCAACACCATCACTGGTCCCACTGCCTCTGATTACGTTGGCTTGGCTGTCACGGATTTTGACATACTGCGAGACAACTGGCAGTCACTGGTTGAGTTCTTCAGTGGGTGTGGGTTTCCTGAACCCAAGCCCTTTGGCTTCGCCTTCAACAAGGAGAACGAGTCTTCCATCGCAGTACTGGCTGATACAGCTTGGTCTAATTTCCTGAACCCCTCGGCCCTTCTTAGTCAAGAGTCTGAGGAAACAATAAAGAATACTACAATACTACTTGGATAATTATGATAGCGCCAACCGTGTTAAAGAATCCCGTGGTAGCTGAGCTACCCTTTGAAAAGCAATCCGTGCTTTCCCTCAACATAAGTAATCGGGCTAGACGAGCACTGAATTATGCGGGCATAAAAACTGTAGGGGATATCCTCGGCAAGTCCGCATCCGACATCATGCGGGTGAGGGGCGTGGGGAAGTCAGCCCTACTAGACATCCTCCACTGCATGATCGACAGAGCAGTGGTCTTGCCGGATGACTTGAATCAGGAGCTCACTCCTTGCGTGGACTGGTACCCTGAAACCCAACGCCTTCTTTGGTCTCAAAAGAATGCGGTGGGTGGTTACTGGTCCCGCCCCAGACCTAACTACTTCTTCACCGCAGAGGTGGAGCATAGCTTAGATCTATACGAGTACAGGCGTGAGGTAGCTGCGGTATACGCGGGCCGTCATTTTATGAAACACCTAGCTAATAAATAAACATGAAGATATACGAAGTTACAGACGATGGGAACCGCCAATGGTTCGATAAGAAAGCAGAGGCGCAAGCTGAATCAACCATGACTCTCCTTGGATAAACCAAACTAGATACCATGCCTGAATCAATAAACATCGCCCCGAATTGGGAAAAGTCATCCCGCTATCTCCTCCATATTATCAAGAACAGCACCAACCTTGAGGACAAGGAATGGGCTGAGAGTGAAGTGGTCCGCATGGGCCGCATCATTGACACACTCCAAGCCCAGCAGACCGAACTACTTGAAGCACTATGAAGATATACGAAGTAACAGACGATGAGAGCCGTCAATGGTTCGATAAGAAAGCGGAGGCGCAAGCCGCATCCAAGAAAGCAGAGTCACCTATGGTTACTCATGAGGTAAGCAGCACCCGAGCTGGTTACGTTAAGTTCCTCAATGAAGTAGCGGACACATCCCCCACTGTATCCCGTACCGTGGTTCGTGTAACCGCAAGCAAACCCCCTGTCCCAGATCCAGACGCATGAATATAGACATAGAAGAAATATCACACCGTTCATGGTATAGCAGGACGATGACTAGCGAAGTTAAGGCAACGATCCTTCAAGCGGCGTTGCAAGTTACGTCCATATGGGAAGCGGAAGAACTCCGCACAGCATTCTTTCGCTACCGCAATGTCGGAGTCAAGGCTTGGCGAGCTCTATTAGATGATGCGGCAGCCCAACATAAATCAGAAGAATGAATATATTTGTCGTGGATAAAGATCCGACCACCGCTGCACAGCAACTGTGTGACAAGCATGTGGTCAAGATGATCCTTGAGTCGGCGCAGATGTTGTGCGCGGCTTACCCCAAGGGTGAGGCCCCATACAAGCGTGCCTTCTACAATCACCCATGCACCATCTGGGCTAGGGAATCCAAGGACAACTATGATTGGCTACTCACCCACGCCGATGAGATGTGCCGCGAGTATACCTACCGTTATGGCAAGACGCACAAGTCAACTGATGTCATCCACTGGTGCGCGGCTAACTACTCAAAGCTAGGCTTGAGCAAGCAGGGTCTCACCCCCTTCGCTCAGGCCATGCCGGAAGAATACAAACGAGTATTCGCAGTGACTGCTTACCGTGCCTACTACAACGGTGAGAAGAGTTACTTCGCCAAGTGGTCAGGGCGTGATACCCCTGACTGGTTCCTGAATCCCGATTCCTGAATCATGGGTCACCCATACATACCCTACGTCATGTTAGATGGGGAGGAGATCCGTCTGGATAATGTCGAGTCCCTTGACATAGAGGAAGACATTAACGGACGCGATCTCGTTACGTTTAACTACGAAGGCGAAAGACACCAATCATATATCATCCACAAACCATACTGAATAACCATGAATGAACTATTGTTCCCAACCCTCGTTGCCCTAATCTTGCTCCTCGTTCTGCGGCGCAAGCGTGTACCCAACGAAGACCAGAGACATGAGTAAAATTATAGACGTACGAAAATGGATGCCTGCCATCCGGCAACTGGCTCAGAGAAAGTTGCCCATGATTGAGTTGCGGGATCAGCTTCGCAGGGAGCGGGAACGTACATCCCAACTCATAGACAAACTTAAGGCGGTAAAAAACACAACAGTGCAAAAACTAATAAAGGAATATGAAAACAAAGAAACCAAACCCCTTCTCGGGGAAAACGGCGACCACAGTAATTGATCTCTCTGATAAGACGGGTCTCAAAACTGCCGTCCGCTATCACGACACGAACGTGGTGGAGTTCACCCCCAACTCCGTCACCTTGAACTCTGGTGGGTGGCGCACCCCCACCACAAAACGTAGAATGAATGAGGTTTCCGACCACTATGGTTTGAACTTCCATGTCTATCAGGAAGACCATGAGTGGTGGGTTGTCCTACACACTGCTCAGTATGTAAGTAAAACTATGCCCTTCAGTGAAGGAATGAAATTCCCAAGAATATGAAACCAAAAATAAATACAGAGGTGGCCGAAGTAAATGAAGTCACCGTCAAACTACAGTCGAAGCCCGACAACGAAGCCGTCAACGGGTGGTCCGTCATTGCCTACCTACCCGACTACTCAATAAGATCCAAGGCTCTGCACAACGGAGTAAAGCTGGACAGATTTATGATGGCGATAGCTATATCTGCGGGCTATCACGTTCATGAGTTGGCAGATGATGGTGGTCGGGTTGCTGCGCGAGCGGAGCGGGATATAGATGAACTGTATGCCGCGTGTAAAAGATTGATGCCCACACTATGATCCATATAGTTCGTGAGTTCTTGCCCAACGGTATTCCCATCATGATCGACGGGGTATTAGACGGGGAACGTGTGGCCCCCGCTTCTACCCGCATCTTCCCCCTTAGTGTGGGGGAAGATGCGCCGTCTGTGATTGGCACCCCCTACTATTGCCACCAAGACCCCGATGGTCTTGGGAAGAAAATAGCCACCCGCCTCACCAAGGTTTATGTAGACTCAACCCCCGACTAAGGGGTGTCGGACCCTTGACCCGTGTAGACATCCTCGTATTGTTTCTCTTGAGAGATTCTTCTTACCGCCGCGTCATAAATACGGGCTCGTTTGTCGGGCCATTCACCGTCGGGGTCGGCTTTCAAGAGATCTATATACCAAGCCCTTGAAGGGAGGTAACGCTCGGTCTTACTTCTCATTACCGCCTTAGCTCGGTTCTTCCCAACACCCGCTTTGGTAAGCGCGTTGTATATCTGCTCATCCGTGAGCCGAAGTGCGGGCTCTTCAAAGTTTCTCGATGTTTCAATCATGGAGATCAGTTTCCGATCAGTTTCCACCGTGTTCTTAACGGCTCTTCTTGCTAGGTCTTCGATCTCTTTGTCGGTGTAAGACACACTACCGTCCTTGAGTTGATCTTTAATGAGGGTTCTTACCGCCTCCCTGTCTCGGTTTATCTCATAAGCTACTGTCCGCATACCTTGAGATGGATCTACCACCCTCACTTTGAGTGGTGCCATAACGGAGGAGAGAATTTGCTCCGCTCTTTTCTGAACGTCTGGATCGTCGGCGTCTCTTTCCTTGTAGTACCTCTTAAGCTTCTCAAGATTAGAAGGCAGCACAGTATCCAGCACAACCCTGTCAAAGACAGCCGAAAGCCTTTCGGTATTGTCCATCCCTTCTTTCAAGAGAGGTCTACCATCTGGGTCTTCACCTTTAATAAAGAGCTTCGCCAGTGTATCTGGTACTTGGCCGAAAGGAATCGCGTCAACTGGGTCGAATTCTAGTTTACCCGTTGTACGGTTGGTCGAAAATGTCTGCCCCAAGAATCTCTCAAGGTACGTCATGTACATTGTAGCGGCAGCTTCCTTGAACCCTGCACCTGCTTCCCCTTCCTTCATCCCTGCGAGGGCTTTTATGAAAGCTTGTTGTGATCCATCAATCACGGGAGACATCCCGTTGATGTAAGTGATATCAACCGAGTAAAGCTTGTTCGGATCAATCTCAGGGGGTAGCCCCGAGAACATATCAATAATCTGGGGCGTGGAGGTCACCCCCAAGTCAATCAGGGCTTCACCCTTAACGTAAAAGTATGAGTTGTTCCGTGCGTAAGATGGTCTATTCGCCTCCAACAATTCTTCTTCCTCTCTATCAAGTATGACCTTGAGAGCAAGGAACGTGGAGCCCGTGACAACTCCAGCAAAAGAACCATGTGTCAGCATGGACCCCAGCCGCCGCTTCCTTCCATTACTCTCAATGATGGGATTCCTGTCCTTGGTCTCTCGATGAGAAGTACCCGTCAATATTTGGTTGTAGAAAATCCTAAATTGATCCACAAAGAAACCACTGAATGCATCGAATAAAAATGGGTTCATTCTCCTAATAACCCTCTGCAACAGCGTATGTTCAGAGTACGTGGGGGCAACTGACACAGTTTTCTGGGCCGCAAGTTGTTGTTGCGCCTCTTCAGACATGTTCAGGTAACCCAAGTCTACCCCGTTATCTTTCTCGTACTTCTGCGCTTTGTTGAGGGCGCGCATTTCTTTTTTGTATATAGCAACTTTGGTAGCCGTATCAATGGCTTGGGCTATAGATGCTACGATATCATAAGATATTTTGAATGGGGCTTTAGCTACGTCTTTTACTTTACCCAGTCTGGATCTCTTTGATGCCTCAAAGACATCTCCCAAAGACTCGAAGAAAAGTTCACTTATGTCCCCCGTCCTTCCTCCCGCAAGTTGTTGGTTAATCACGGTTAGTTCTAAGGTCCTCTGATCAATACCAAGCATCCTGTATTCTGTGGCGCTTAGCTCCGTTTCACTACCGGGCCTACGTTCGGGAGATATTACAGACCCAGCTCTCAAAGGTTGGCGCAATCTGGATGAAAACAGGATAGCCAATTCTTTCGCAACATGGTGGGGACCCACCCCATTAGCAGACCCGTATGTAGTCACCGCTGTAATCATATTACGCAGCGGGTAAGCGGGGATATTGTAAGCAGTCTTAGCCATGAGGAATATACCATTCACTATCTCGATAGATCTAAATAGCATTTTCACCGGTGCTTTTATCAGCTCTCTATCTTTGATAAGCCGAAGCACTGACCGACCCTCGTACATAGATGTAGCTTTAGTGGTGCGACTCACCTTTTGGTAATCACGAAGTGCTTTAAACCCTTCGGTAGGGATAAACATATCGTAAGTGAAATCGAACACCTCCCGACCCCTCTTTACAGTTTGGGATTCGTCTTCATCTGTAGTTACCCTGTCCTTGGAGCCTATGTAATCAGATAGTAACCTTCCGGTGCGTACATTGGTGTATTCATTACCATCTAGGCCAGCGTCTATCGCTTCCTGTAGGGTGAACACGAAAGCCTTTTCAAAGTCACCATCTACCACACCACCGATACGTTTAAGCTGACTAAAGAAGGACGACTGCTCTACCATTCTGGCCAAGGCATTGAAGGTTTGCTCGAACGCGATTAAACCTTTCTCTTCAAACGTCCCATCTTCATTGAATTCCAAACCGTATTGACCCAAAAGATACCTCACCCTTGGATCAAGATCCGTTTTCTTCTTGAGAGCGTCTGTGTCTAGCTTTAGTAGCCCCCTAAGTTGTGGATGCTTCTTACTCAAGATGCTCGCCACATTTTGCGCCTCGACATCTCCGCGAGCCCTCTCCTCAATCGCCTTGAGTAGAGTGTTCATTTCCGCAATAGTTTCATTGCGCGAATCTTTAACCCTTAACTCAGCTCTTATCTTGGCTTCCTCAGCCATCTCGGTTTTGGAAAGCGCGGTTACCCGCTTCGCCTCCGCTTCTTCTTCAGGGGTTTTGAATTCTACTTTGTTCCTTAGTTTAGCTCGCAGCCCCTGCATCCTAGCTAATTCTTCTTTTATCTCTACATCTACCCGCAGCTCTTCAAAGTAACTCACGGCCACATCCCTGCGCGCTGCGAACTTTCCATTGGGTTTTTGAACTTCCTCTAAGTATGCAAAATCATCGTAACCTTTGTATCTACGAGTGAGATACACACCGCTCTGCCTGTCGATAACCATCTTGAGCCTACCTCCCCGAACTTCGCCCAATCCGTAATTCTTGGAGACCATCTTGCTCATAGCATCCAAAGAAGCTCTGATGGACTTCATCTTGAGGACAATCTCTGGACCTAGCTTCGTGTCGTCATTGATGGTTTGATACGCAATCTTTTGTTTCTCTTTGTATGCTTTGACTCTCTCAACGCGAGCGTCCTCCAGAGGAATTCCAATCAATACACGCCCTATACTTGCAAGGGCCTCGGGTTCAGCATCTGTATCGGGGCGCTTACCGGCCTTTACTTCTTTCTTAATCCGCTCCTTTACCGCTCTGTAGGTTGCCTTCAAATTTTCTTTAGACTCTGGTTCTACGTCTAGGTTATCAGTTGTCCCCGCCGCCGTGTTCAAAGCTACCAGTATGTCATTAGGAATATCGTTCTTGTAGGCCCTCTTCAATAGCTTGATAAGAACTGTAAAGTCGGAAGTCTTCTGGCCTTCCATTGCTGTCACCCACAACTGTAGCTTCTTTATAAGCTCTTGCACCCGTGGGTCCTGATCCCCGATCTTAAGCCGTTGGATAATCTTCTTGATGCCCTTTAACGAACTAGCCCCAGACCATTTTCCATTATTAAGTTCCAGCACTAGTTCCGGCTGTAGTTCCGACTGAGCTACTTGCCTCTCCCTCACGGCTTTTATAGCTTCTAATTTTTCAGCGGGGGTAGATTTGGGGTCCGTAACTTTCTTGAAAAGATCTGACTGTCTCTCAAAAGAATTCAATAACGGCTCGATGTCGCCCAGAGGAGTGGGGGCTTCCTCGGTTTCGAGCATCTCCGTTCTCATTGTCGCGGGGGCATTCCCCCTGAACGTGCGGGATTTAAGCGTCACGGCATTCGTATCCCACACAGACAGTAACTTCTCCTTGCGAGAATACACTCCATCATACCCCGTTATGTCGGCGAACAAACGAAGCAGGGCGTCCGTTGGAACGGACCCCGTTACCTTTTCTCCTTTGAGGGTTTTTTCATACTTCTTAACTATCTCTACCAACTGCGTTATCTTCCCAAAGTAAGTCGCGTTCTCATCTAAACGTCCAAGCGCAACAACTAATTCATTTGGTAGTTTGATAAAGTTTTGATCCCGGAATCCCCCATCAGGTCCATCCATCGCCGCTTTAAAATCAGCGAATTCTTTGGGCGTTAAGCCAAACCTATCGGCGACCCCCTCCAAGAACATCATATTCAATTCTCTGTTCTTGTTACCTTCAAAGATACTATCTATGACCAAAGGGTTTTCCAAGCGTATGTCCGCAGTATATATGTTTGTGGGGATACCCGTAACATCTGTAGGCACACCATAGTTGACCCCCTCGACCAGACCATCTCTAGTTTTCTTAGACCTAGTGAAGTAAATACCCGCACCCAAACCGTAGTTACGGGGGTTACTACTTTGCTCAACAGAAACTAGATCGGGGGTCTGCGATCCATGAGCATATCCTTTGAAGAACCCATTCTCTGCGTCGTCGGGGAACTCCTCGGGTTGGGGGAGCGCGCGCGGGAGCGTGTAACCAATCATTTGGTTGGCGTCTAGACCCCGCTGCTCAGGAATAAAGCCCGCGTCCTCTGGCTTATTGCTATCAAGAGCTTTCAATGCTCCGACAATACGTTGAACTACCTGCTGGTAGTTTGAGTTCCGCTCCCCACGGAGAGAGGGGCCTAATCTAGCTACAATCTTTGTGAGTTGTCTACTAAGCGCCGTGACGTATGGAGAACTTAGACCGTCAAGGGCATCAGCAAAAACCGATTCAGTTGTAGCCCCCTTCACCACCCGCTGCACATCCATGCGGACCATCTCAGACAATGCGATTGCCATTTCTTTTGGGGACCCCTCTCTAAGAGCCTGTAATTTGGGTTCGGCGTCCGCCTCCGCTTTCTCCCGCGTCTCTGGACGGAGGTAATTAAATCTATCACTTACCTGTAAGTAGTCTTTGTATGCCTCTACAAGAGCATCAATACCCACCTCTTCAAGTATCGCCTCTCTTTCAGCGTCTGTAACTACTAGTTCGTCTACTACGTGGACAGTCTCTTCTAGTGTCATCAGCTCAAGCTCATTTCTAACTCGCCTCGATGCGAGTCGGAACATCTCTAGAGCTTGGGCTCCACCCTCTTCACTCGCAAGATGGGCAGGGTCGACCGAGCCTACGCTAGACAGATATTGAATGTCACCTAGCAGGTCGGCCTGCGACTGCAAAGCATCGGTGTTAAAGTTAACCTGTGTGATCGTTTTCTGTACCCCACCTTCTTCTATGGTAATCACCTCTTTAAAGGCGGGCGCGAGCGCTTTGAAACCCAGACCCCGACTCCTTAAATCCTCTGCATTAGTAAACACTACTCGCACCCCCGTAGGAACTTGCCTACTTACTTCATCTCTGAGGAGCTGCGAAAACAGAACCTGATCTGCAAGGCTAGCCTCTTCGTCGCCAGATCGTCCTTCTTCTCTAGCTTTGACATAATCAGCAAGATACGATTTGAACAAATCAATCTCGGGTCCGTCAACGAGTCCCTGAGATAGTCGTTTATCTAGGTCCGCGCTCAGACCTCTCTTCAACCCAACAAGGTCAACCTGTTGTTGGACCCCCGCAATAATCCTAGCTCGGGTATCCTCGTAAGATTGAGTAAGATCTCGGGAGCCCCTCAGCTTCGCAAAGTTATAAATAGTATCAACTACTTCGGCTTGCTGTTTCTCAACACCCGTCCGTACACCGAACATGGTCTTGATCGCATCAATAATTCTACGGAACAGACTCCTGTCACCAACAGCTATCTTGCGGGTAGCCTCTTGGAAATCAGAAGAACTGAGCCAACTAGTGAAGAACTCTTCAAATGAACGGGTTTGTGGGAGTGAAACACCCTGAGCAGGGAGAATAACATCTGACCCTGCCGTACCCTCCATCGCTGCTTGGGACGCATCGAGCGTCGTCTCATCAGCCCCTGCATAGAATGGAAGATCTCCACTGGCGGCAATAACGCCCGAAGGGCCCACCAGTCTAGCTGTCTGTCTTCCTGTCTCGAATACATAATCGAGATTGCGGTTCGCTATACCTCTCTTCTTAGAGTTTTCCCACTGCTTGCGAGCGCGATCATAGACCACCTGCATTTGTTTTTTGGCAGCTCTCTGACCAGACGTAAGTTCTGCGTCAGGGGCGGATATAATCCTCTGGAAAACGGCATGACCTACTTCGTGCAGAATTACAGAGATGACGCCATCCCCATATCTGCCGCTCACATTCACAGTAACTTCCCCCGTAGGGCTGAAGCTACCGGCAAAGTGATTGCCAGCCTCAATTATAACTGGAGTTAAGTTTGTTCTTATGTAGTCCTCAAATTGAAGTAGAAGATCTGCGGCCATACGGTGGTCTGGGCCAGCATTCTTGAGGACATTGATGAGGGATTCTACGTCTCTGTTTTCTAAACCAAGATCGGCGATCTCTTGGATGTTCATCTCCTTGATTCTTTCTTGGAACTTCTTATCCAAGAAACTAGGAGCGTAGTCTGCCTCCGACCGTGACCTGTAACCGTTGACCACCTTAACAACATCCGTCGCGTCCAATTCTATGCCCGCGCCTTGGACGATTGCGGTTGCCGCTTTCCCACCCGCGAGTCCCCCAGCCATCGCGTTGATCGAATATAAATACAAGATCGCAGCCCCCGCTCCCTTAGAAGCGCCCAACCGCGTTGAGCCGCCCATCATTGCGGAGCCCAGCGCCGTCACTGTAGACTGCATAGATTCGTTCACAGAATCCGGTACAGTGTCGGACCACCCCTTGGGTAGCGCGCGCATAGCCTGTTCAAATCTATCTATCACCTCTAACACAGGCGTATCATTCTCGATACCGAGATTTATGATGCCCGCCCCTTCCAGAGCTTCGATGTAACTCCTGATTACCTGTGCGTCAGTAACTAGGAAGTAATCTCCCGCCTTAGCCTGAATTTCCTTGATAAGTGGATCGACCTCTACTTCTCCAACACCTGCCAGTGTGCTAGTGTCTGGTGCGTCTTCTTTGGGGGCTTCATCTGGGGAACCCGTGTCTGATGGAGAGGCGATCTCAGCAGGTTGAACAGCCGAACCCGATTCAGCTCGGGCTTTATCAGATATCTGTCTAGTAGATGCTTTATCCAACCTACTATCAATATCCCCTTTGGCGGCACTATAATTAGGAGTGGGTTTCTCAGAGTTTACACGGCTTCCTTCCGACGCCGCCCCCTCATGTCTTATAAGATTTGAAATATGTTCCGCAACCGCATCAAAAATGCTCTGGCCTTCTCCAGTTGGGATACCCCTCCCCAAGAATTTGCTCAGCACGAACCCAAACAATTCGTTTGAGGTTTCAAAATCAGCTTCTGTTTTACCCGTCAGCTTAGTCAGATCAGAAAAGTCTTTCTCACCCCTATTGAAGAGAGCCATAATCGCCTCTTCGTTAGTCTGTCCTTCAGACTTGTTCGTCACTGCTTGAAGTATGGCGACCTCTACGGCGAAGCGGGCTCCCTTTGCGTTCAAATCCAAAGTGAACGTATACCTCGCATCTTCTTCACTGTTAGAGAGGAGTTTCAAGTTATTTATGCTCCTCGTGCTCAGTGGGAGCGGCTGGTCGTATATGTAGACGCCTTTGTCATTGATGCTCCCACTTAGCAGCCCCTCAACATACGACAGAATTCTTTGAATTGTCTGAGCAATAGTTAGAGACTCTTCCACTCGACCAGACCCTCGGGTGGGGTCTTCCTTGTTTAGAGAAACATCTATTCGCGCACTGGTGTTAATAAACTGCAACAGAGTATTGGTTTTTTGTGCCTCTGTAGTGGCCAATTCATCTGCGCTGCTGGTTTTCTTGTGGGTGTAGTTGCCGCTAGCCCTCACCTCGGAACCACTCCCGTCTCCTACAGGGTAGTACACAGACCTCACCTCCCCCACATCGGCTGCACTCTCCCGCCCATGTGTATCCGCTCGGAGAGTCTGGTTGACTTTCTCCCTCGGAAAATCTTTAGGGATGGGGATCGAGTGGACGTTCACTACCTGATCGAGAGCCACCTTCATGGCTCTGGGATCGTTGTTAAACAGAATCACACTCTCGTTAGTGCCACCGTTGCCTTTGCCATCATCGAAGATGCCTCCGGGGGTATCTCTAATCGTGTATATGTCTGTCTTGCTGAACTGTTGTCTGGTCTTCTGTAAGGTCGCCCATTGTTCGTCGGGAACCTTTGTTCCCATGATAGACTCTAAACTCGCCCTTACTTCCTTCTCCGTTGTCAGCGGAGAGCCGTTCTCATCAAACTGAACGAGAGGATACCTCGCGTATACGCCTTCAAACTCTCGGTCAGCCGCAGCTTTCTGATTGGTAGAGTTTACTTTGATGCTTGAGGGGAAACCAAACACGGCGGTCCCCATCCTCTTCAGTGCATTTCTAGCGCCTCCCCTACGAAGGGCACCCGCTTCTACGTCTTCTTCTACAATAGCGTCGAGTTCGTCCTTGGCCTTCTGTTTAGGGTCGATTTCCAAAAGGACCCCTTTGTCCTGTTTCACGGGTCCCTTACCCACATCTCTCTCGATACTTGTGAGTTCTGCTTCTCCCTCCAGAGAGGCCGCTTCACCAAATACGTCTGCCAACGTCTTGTTGGTTTGGGTTAAGTATTTAGCAAGGGCCGTGTCGCCTCGCTTGTCGAAGAGTTTCGCCGCATAAGCCAAAAACTTCTTTGCATACAGTCGAAGAAAACCCCACGCCTCCCCGGAAACTTTTTTGTCCTCAACCGCCTCCAGCAGGGCGCGGCTTGCTTCCCGGAGCTTGCTTCTATTGCTTAATTTAGACCAGCCCTCGTATTCCTCCCGCATCATTGCGTTCAGCTTCGCGTCATATAGCGGACTGTCTTTATCAAAAACCTGTTCAGCCTGAGCGGCTGCGGCGGCCCCCTCTTCAGTAGACTCGTAGAGATACTGCGCAACGTGCTTCATCTCATGCTTCAGCGTCTGAGCAATCTGATTGGCCGTTTTCCCCGTAATTCCTGCATTAAACAAAATAATGCCAACCGTGCCGTCGGCCCCCCTATATGCGACAGCCTGCGTAACCGAACCAAACGTCCTCCCCTTCCTATCCCCAAGGAGGCCCATCTTCACCGCCGTGGGGCGGTTCTTAACCACTGTCACCTTGACCCCGGCTCTCTTGGCGGCATCAAGGAGCTTTTTGACAACCCCCTTCTTGTCCTTTTTCTTGATGGTTTTGTTCTCTGCCGCATCCGGTAACTCGACCCCCGGTTCTGGAGCCCCCTTCGCCTCTCCCTGATCCGTGGTTCCTGATTCCTGATCCGTGGTTCCTGATTCAGGGGCTGGAGGTGTGGGTGCGGGCTCAGGGGCGGGTGCGGTCTCTGGCTTTGAGACAATACTGTCAATAGCCGTTTCAGAAATGTCGCCCGAGCGTTTGCTCTTGGAGAACATAGCTTCATAGACAGCTCCTCGGCTATCGTCCTCTTTCCGTTTAAGAATTTCTATGTCCCCCTCACTCTTATAAATATCAGATCGTACAACCGTACCTTTCGGATACTTTTCTGTATCCCCGTCCACATCCTCGTCCACATCCCCGTCTACCACTGGGTCTGGCTCCAGCTCTTTCCTACGAGTATTAAGCGCCAGAAGATCTTCGAGGGTATCTTTTAATCTCCCCAAAAGCTCCAGCTCTGCTGCACGGGTTCCTTTATCAGAGAGATCCCTTCGACCGGCCTTATAGGTAATCCTCTTGTCCAGTGCATCTATCAAACCCTGTGTGGGTGTGTCCGTGAAATAATCCCGCCCCACTCCCCCACGGTATGCTCTCGGAGGGCCAGCTTCTGCGCGTTCCTTAAGAGCATCTAGCCCATTTTTGATGCTGCTGATTGTTTGTTTCAGGACGGGCTCATCCTTTTCGATGCGGGCCAAGTCCTCTGCCTCTTGTGGGTCTCGCCGAACCTGAGACATCAACTCTTCTACCTCTGCTGTGGCATCCTCTTTTGTCATGCCCCTCCCCACAACGAGCGCGTTGATAAGCTCGCTTTTAGCGTTGGGTGTAACAGCAGTCGCGCCCGTACCCGAAGACTCTTGCGCGGAAGACGACTCTGCTGTAGCTCTGTTAGCCGCCGCGACCGCCTCGCTCTGCTGTTCTGCTGTGGAGTTTTCCACATTAGCGTCCGCGTCACCCTCGGTGATCCCAGTCTGTAGCTGGTGAATAATGTAAGCTACAAGGTCCTTCTGTTCTTGAGTAAGGTCTTTATCAGCCGCGAATTCTTCAATCTGAGAAATGATCGCCTCCCTTTCAACCAACGAAAAATCATTGGGATTCAAAATGACCGGCAGCATCTCAGCCGACAAAACCTCCAGACCGATTGATTGTAGAAAGCCTAGGATTCTTTCTTCCTCCGCTAGTGCAGCTTCTTGTGTTAGCTGCGCCTCTGATTCGGCAATTTCAGGTGAAGAACGCTCTAGAGATGTCCCAAGTTGATCCGCTATTTGCTTTACAATAGCTTCTCTTTCTTTCTTCGATTTCGCGGCGGCGTACTTTGCTTGAAGCCCCTTTGTGCTCTCTGCTGCGGCCCTCTCCCGCTGATCTTCGAGCTGTTGCTGGGCTTCGTCTGCGGCTGCTTGCGTGTCCGTGTCCGTGTCCGTGTCCGTGTCCGTGTCCGTGTCCGTGTCCGTGTCCGTAGGGGTGGATGCGTCTGCGTCTGCGTCTGCGGCTGCGGCTGCGGCTGCGGCTGCGGCTGCGGTTGTGGCTGTGGCTGAGGCTGTGTCTACCCCCGGTTGGGCAGACGCTTCGTCCATCGCAGCGAGAATCTCCTCAACTGTGTTGGCAGTTTCTGTGCTTCCGGTAGCCTGTAGCTTAGCGACAGTTTGCTCCCGGATATCGCTGGCTATTTCACGGCGGACTCTCGCCTCGGCCCCATCTTCCATCGTCCCCCTGTTTGCACGGGACTCAAGAGTTCCTCTGAAACCACCACCAATAGCCCCCAGACCCACCCCATATGCAGCACCAAGGAGCCCTTCTTTTGTGCGGTCTAAAAATGGGCGATCCCAGTCATCTGCGGAAGTTCCTCTGGCCCCCCATGAGCGGGCGTACGTGTTGAGTAAAGCGTCCGACCCTTCCTGAAGGGATTCCGCAAGTGCTCCGCTGCCCGTTCTCTTTAGAAAGGTATAGCTCATTTTAGCTAAACCCTTCTCTAAGACTTTACTAGTTATGTCTTTCGTAGCTTCCCCTAAAGAAGCGTAGGGTTTCTGCCTTAGTTTCTCTAGTATGGCTTTAAGTCCGCGAGTAGTCCCTCCTCTAGCGGCCCACGTTTCTAAGCCACCCAATCCCAGTCTCTTCAAAGGTCCCACGCTACCAAGACTGTGGAGACCAATTACGGTAGCTACTGTAAAAAACCCACCCAAGAAAGCCGCTCCCGTCGCCCTGTCCTCGATCTCTTCGGCGCTGAGAGGCTTGCCATCAGCGTCGGTAGCCCCCTTTAAAAGCATGTGCATGTCTCCATACGTGTGCCCCGCAGAGCGCAAAAAAGCGGGAGCCGCCATCGCGGGGAACATCACTCTTTTGGAGCGCATTCCCTTTGCCGCAGCTTCAAAAAGTTTTACCGCACCCCCTACCGGACTGGTGCCGGGCAGGGGTTTAACTTTGATAAGCTTCTTCTCTATTGCCTTCTTTACTGTGGCCTCCACAGATTCTTCACCAGCTTCTTTCAGGAGTGTCCTCATTCCTCCGCCCACCAGACCAGCAGCATAAGCCTTAGCGGTGCTCCGAACACCGTACTTAGCCCCAGCCGCACTCAGGTACATAGCGCCCCCCGCGCCCCCCGTTGTCACTGTTAACCCTGCGGTAGCCGCAAGGTCTACAGCTAACGGGGCAATAAACATCATCCCATCATCCACGTATGACGCTTGTTGCCCAAAGATAGAGCTAAGAGATTTATTCGCCTCACGCTCCGCTGCCCCCTGTTTAAGAATATCCCCACCTAACTTTTCCAAGAAAACAGGATCATCCCCAGAAGTGACTAGGTTTTGAGCCTTGCCCGCAACGAGGGCAATCGCCCCTACCAGATCCCCAGAAGCCTGTAAAATAGATCTGCCAACTCGATTATAGAAATTTTTTCCGCTCTCTGTGTCCAGCCATTCTCCTAAAATCTCCCCGCGCGATTTGCTGGATTTAAATTTAGGATCGTATAGATCGGTCGTTTTAATGTGGTTGAGCCACGAATTTCTTAGATCTGCGGTCCCGTCGAAAATACTATCGACAATCGTTTCATATGAGTCGTCGAGTTTCTTCTTCCTAAGAGCGCGGAGACGCTCCTCTAGCGTCCTACCCTCCGAGTCTTTGTCTTCTCCATGTAGGTTTATGAAAACCTTATCCCCATCTTCGTCTACATCTGGGAAGTAAAGGTCTTTTCGCTTCGAGAGATTATTAAAATCTTCGCTTGCCAGTAGCAACGAGGGATGAATATAAGACTGTTTAGTTACTGGGTCTTGATATACATTCTGCTCAACTCTCTCTAAAGATTGCTTTGCTCTGGTCTTTTTGCCAGTGAAGATAAAACTCTTTTTCTCATGGTATGTTACAGCCCCCGTTTGGACTGCGACATTCATAGCTGCCGATCTAAGAGCGTGAAGTATCTCTTTATCACTTAGGTGCCCTCGTAGTGGGTAAAGTGTTCTAAAGTCTTTTAATGCTTCCCTGTAGTCTTGTGTGACTACCCTGTTGTACTTGCCAACACCAGCCTTGGTCACGCCGGTAGGAACACCATCCACTTCAAGAAACTCATGTACCTCACCCCCCTGCGGTTTAACGTGAGAAGCCCCTACTTGTTTTATAAGGGCACGTAAACTACCATACAGGTAGCTGTCGGTGGGGGCCGACCTGATTAACCTCTCTGCTTCGTCTGTATTTTGTGTCGCAGTAGAGCCCTTTGCAGGATTCTTCAGACTATCAATAACTTGCCCTTTAAGCCTTGGGTCTATTGCCCCCGCCTGAATAGACTTTGTAACCTCCGCGTCTATATTTTCTTGAGGGATGTCCTTACTAACTATCTGCCCATTTATAATCGCTACACCAAGTAGCCCATCAGACAACTTGGTTCTCAACCGGTCTTCTTCTGTGCCCTCTACAAGAAGTTTCAAGGGATCTTCAAACCCCTGTAAGTAGCTCAACTCCTCGTCAGTAAGAGATTCTCTTTCGCCCTCCACGTTAGGCTCAAGAATATCCGCCCCGACTTGTTTTTCTCTGAGTTGGGCGAACCTAACGGGATTAAAGCCTGACTCTTCGAGGCCATAAAAAATATCCCCCACACTAGACCCGTCTTCATTTGTTGACGAGTAGTCTCGTCTCAAACGGAAATAGTTTTCCAGTACCTCGGACTCTTGCTCAGCATAAGGGACCTCGGAAACTCTATCGAGAGCTTCGTTGAGTCCTTCTAGGGAGCTAAAGCCCTCAACTAGAAACCTGTCGGCTACTTCGGTCGCCCCCTTTTGTTGCAGGGGACTTTCGATCTTACTGATAAAACCTTCTATATAATTTCTGAAGGAATAACGCAGAGCAAAATCGTCTTCGGGGTCTATAGGTCTGTTCCTGTGATCAACAGGATTAGTCTTCTTCCACTCACTAAATGAGAGTGCGTCTTTAAGCTCATTCAACGATGACATGCTTAATGTATGTGTATGTTATTATTCTCCTACGTTACCTGAATAAAGGTTCTGCTCCCGCCGCCCCCTTGTTTATCTCTTCTTCGTCGGGATTGAGATCTGGATCTATGTCAACCGCTTCCCCTAAACGAGAAGCTCGTTCACTTAGACTTGTTTCGAGGTCAAGCCGCTGCTCAAATATTTTTGCAATAAGGGCTGCACCAAAATCATCGAGGCGTGCTTTCGTTTCATCGAAACTAGCGTCTTCCGGTTTTTGTAACTGTTTGATGATTTCTTTGGTGTCAAATCTAAAATTTCCGTCCTTCACAAACAGGTCTTTTGCATCGAAATCATACCCGCTCTTCAGGAGGGCATCAGGAATCAAGTCGTTTAGCTCGTCTTGATCTGGCCTATATAATTTTTTGTACCGTGTTAATAAACTAACCAAATAAGTTGGGGATAAACCTTCAACAACAACCTCGTCCGCATAAGAAGCGTCATCCCCCTTGCGCGTTCTTTGTTGACTCACAGTCTTGGTAGCATCTTCTGCTAGTTTAGAAACTTGTGATCGTATAGATGAGATACTCTTTATTTCAGATTTAACTCTTTTCTCCGCTAGATTAAGTGCGGAGGCCCTAGTCGAAACATCAGGGGGGAGATTGTCTGGAAAGACGAGCAGCTCTTGAAGGTCTTTAGAAAGATCATCTACAAAGTTTCCGTCTTCATCTTGTTCGATGATACTTAAAAAATTATCATACTTGATGTTCGTGGCGTCCTGTTTCTCTTGTTCCGCGATTAGGTCGTCTAATATTTTTTGCTGGTTAGTTATAACCTGATCCCGCGAATCACGGGCCTGAGCCCCCATTATTTCGTAACCAACAAGAAACTTAGGATCATTAGCCAACCTTCGTGTCTGGGCCATGTATGCTTTCGCAGCAGCGGCCCCACCCTCATTAAACATAGCGCGCAGCTCATCCTCCCTGCCACGCAGCGAAGCCACATGCCCCGACACATTTTGGGAGGCGGCGGCAGCCGCTTGCCCTTGCTGAGTGTTTTGACGCGCGGTGGCTTCGGCTTCTCTAAGTTTTACTTGCGTGGTAAGAAGATTGGTCCTGCGCTGGGACATCGCGTCATACGTAGCCGCAATCTTGTTCAATCGGTCGGCTCGTTCAAGCGAACGATCTGCTTCACGCTGCCTCCCCTTCGGGGAGAAGTCGGTGCGAAACTTAAACGTATCTCTAAGAGCCGCTGTTCCTAAATCTTCTTCAGCCATTTTAACTATCCTCGTTATTACCCTGACCTCTTCTATTATTCCTCTCTTCTTTTAATTTCCTCAACTCTTGCCTCAACTGCCTAGCAGTTCGTTTCGCACCCTTCTCATTTTTTCTTGCTGCGTCCTCCGCTTTCTTAGCGTCCTGCTCCCCTTGTATTCTCCTCGCACGGTCTACTTGGGCATCATCTTGTGTTCGTATGCCTCGATCCGCCCCCGCGGCGGGGTCGCGGCGAAGAGCGGACGCCCCTGTTACGTCCCCCGCTCTCTCCGCTTCTCGAACTCTCCGTCGGGCCTGTGCTCCGGGTGTATCTACAGATCTCCTATACGGATTGCCGAACTCATCTCTGAGACCAGTAATAACCAAACTTTTTCCTCCCTTAAGCGTCCCCGACCCGAGTCGACCCGCGTTCGCGCCCGGGCGTCTTTCTTCTTCTATAGCCTTCTCCCGGCTGGCGCGTGTTTTGGCGACGCGTTCCCTAAATTCCATGTATGGGCTTTTCTGTAGCTTTCTAACAAAAGACTCAACCTCGTCGCCAGTTAAACCTGCGGCATCCATTGCTTCTTTCTGCTTATCGGACATCTGTCGCCTGATGTCACTTTGGACGCTCCTCGGACCTATCTTTCCTTGGGCGTACATACCCTTCAACGTCGATGCGAAATCTTGTCTTCTCAAGAGTTGCTTCTTCTTCTTCTCAGAATCAAGGTACTCTTTACGAGATCCGTATGTAGGGACATTAGTTTCGGCCATGCTCCATACTATATTTTAGGGCTTATAAGTCAATCCAGCAGTACAGCGTCGGGATTGTTCAACGCGCCGCTTAGCTGTTTTATAGTCACAGGTGGGCGAACGGACCCTGAACCCGACTGAGGGGGGTCAACTGCCACGAGCCCCAACCGCTGGCGGGCGCAGTCCAAAGCTAAAAATGCTGCGTCCGCTAGGTCGGGGCTCTTTCCAAAACGCCCCTTAAATTCAGGCTTGGGCTCGATTTTTACTTTGAGCGACCCGCTCTTTACCAGCTCGTAGTTCCGCGCTGTTATTTCCTGCGCCAGATCTGCCTGCACACCAAACATCTGCTTTGTCCGCATCAATTCTTTTCCCACGAACCACATCTCGGACACCCGATTTGTGTACATTTCAGCGCCTGTCAGCTTACTGCTAAGGCTCACCCGCTTGTCGCTGGGCTTGCCTCCGAAGCTGACCCGAAGAAAAGTGCCCGCCCACTCCCCCGCCAAAACATCACAGAAAGGGGCCCCCGCTCCGGTAGCATCAACAGCTACATTTTCAGGAGAGATGTTCCGCTTCTGACATTGCTCCTTAATTTGCCGGACAATCTGATAAGTTCGGGGTACTGCTTTATTTGTAGCGTCGTCGTTCAGATGTATAGCTTCCCCAAACTCTATTACGTATTGACCGGATTTATCGTAGCCGACTGAAGCGGTGTACAAAATCGTGCGGTCGCCCCCATTTGTGAATGCGGGGTCACATCCTGCGATGTTAGTGGGGGTGCCCGCCCATTCCACTTTGTTCATGGCCCCCGAAGTAGTCAGCTCTGATTCGCTGTAGATGCCGGTAGTCTCATCCGAGTCAAAGAATACGGCACGGACCATTCGCATATAACCCCGAGACTCGACCCCCAGTAAGGCTTTGTCTTCATCAAGTTTTTCCTGTGTGGGTAGCCACGGGTATAGTGTCTCTCCCGCCACAATGTTGGGAGACCTCTCCCCATCTAAGCGTAGATAATGTCCTCCCCACTTCGTCTCCCAGTTGTCGTAAGTATTTGTATCTACGGAGTCCCACCCGTCTTTGGGCTGAGACCAGATACCAAAAGCATCGAAGCGGCTATTCGGGTTCGACATACCGATGAGTTGGAACTCAGGGTTCTTTGACAGGTTCGTCAATCCTGCTTGAAGAATAGCTTCCGAAAGCTCAGACAGCTCATCGCCGATTAAAATCACCCGCTTCTGTTTGATACCAATAAATTTACCAACAGCTTCTCTTGTCTTTGATTTCTCTGCTGATATGAGGCTGAGACCCGCTCGTTCGATAAGAGTCTGGTTCTCATCTACGTAAGCTGCGTTACCTATTGAGTCTCTTATTTTTATCGGAGCCCCTTCAATGACTGTCAGCAAAGACATAACAGAACCCCATATACGTTTCCTCGCTTCCCTTAATGTAGTAGAGGTCATCAACACCAGAGTATCTTTGGGCTGCGATAACCAATTAACTATTCCCCAAGCGGCCATAGTGTGTGACTTCCCCGAAGAAGCTGACCCACCAATAGCTAGGTATTTGTGTTCTATGGCAGATCTAATCATCTCCTCTGCCCAAGGATGTTTTACCATCAGCTTTTCCGGCAGATCTTCGTGATTCCACAGCTCATCACACACCCTCCAAAAGTAATATTCTTTTGCCTTGGCATGTGTGTGGTGTGCGAATCCGTAGAGTAAAGCAGTAATTAAACTTGTAGGGGGTATGAGCAACCCGCCCACATCCATGCGTTTAGTTTTTGGGTCGATGCTAGGTTCTAGTATCTGCTTGTAGGTCTTCTTCTTTGAAGCCATAATTAAACCACGAAAGTAATTTCAGTTCTTGTGAGTGACAATCCCAAAGACGAGCTAAAGAAACGAGCTCTAGAAATGCACGAAAAGAATTACAAGATGAACGTGATCGCACGGGAACTTGGAGTTCACTCAGGAACTGTGCGGCGATGGTTCAAGGCTATGGGGCTCCCCCCGAGAAAAGGGGGCAATGTTCCACACGTACCCGTAGTTAGTGATGACCCTCCTGCTGATCCATTGGGCGCTGCTATTGACGGAGAGCTGGAAAACATGACGGACGAAGCTATCCTCTGCGCTCAGCACGATGCGAGAAATGAAGAGGATCAGTCTATGATGGAGATTGCGGAGAGACAATCTACTCCTGCGGATAAGTACCAGCACTACATTGCTGCCGCAGGAATAAAGCTCCTACGAGACAGTGTGAAAAACCTTCGTGGCCCTAAAACCGTCAGGGAACTATCAGAACTAGACCAGCTAATACGTAGAAACTTAGGTCTGAACGCCAAAGGTGGGGGCAGCAGCTCTATGCAGATAGACATCTCTATTCTCAATAACACCAAAGCGGACAGAGGGGGAGGCGCTATCGCCCCCAAAAAGGTCATAGATATAGACCCAGACAATGATTAACAACTTCGATGACTTCGGCTCTGGGCGTATGGACGACCTGTCTTTTGACAGGGTATCTCACATTAACTGTCCGTCGGACTCCGTTGAAGAAACTAAACCCTTCATATTGTTAGCTGAGTTAGAGGACGCGCTACTAGGTGTAATCGAAGGCGCGGATACGCACCCTCGGGCGTGTTACAGCATAAACATGGTAAAACTTATTCTTCAAGAAAAGCACGACTTAAGTGAAGACCTCGCGCAAGAAGCTATGGATACTCTTGTGAAGACATACCTAGGTCCGTCTACACCGTGCTTTCTAGACACAAGTATCCTTGCAGATGAGTGAGTTGTTTCCAAACAGGGTTGATGAGGTTAAGCCCGTCGCTATCATCAAAGTAGATCTCCCCGACATCAGCGACTTTAAATTTACGCGGGTAGAACTCGTTGGGGCTTTTTACAGGGTGATACCTAAAACGGGAAAAGAAGTGTATTTCCTGCGTAGTCTACAAAAGAATATGGATCTTTTCGTTCCTGAATCAGGTAATGGTCTGTTAGTCTCATCTAAGATAATAGACCAGCTTGTATGATCGTAGGTGTAGATAACGGATTAGACGGGGGGCTCTGCGCGATATCTAAGCACGACGGTTCTATAATCGACAAGACCGCCATGCCCTGTCTGCAAAGATCTAAGAAGCGGGAAGTAGATGTAAGCAAAGTTCATGACTGGTTGATGAACCTGTGTACCCCCTTCACGCTGGCGATAGAAGAGCCTTTGGCCCACGCAAAAAGCTCGCAGGCCGTCCGCTCTATGGCGCTAAGCTTCGGTAAGCTTTTGGGTATGGCTGAGTCAAGGGGCTACGATGTGAATCGTATAAGTGTACATAAATGGCAGAAGCAAATGCTGGGCAACACTGCGAAAGGTTTTACTAAAGTTGCGGCTCTGCAAACGGTGGAGCGGCTGGCCCCCCAAGAGAACTGGCTAAAAAACAAGAGATGCCGCACCCCTCATGACGGGATGATTGACGCTTATCTTATCGCCCGCTACCTCTTCGAGAAAATAAATTAAATAATTTTCTGGTCTTGGTTTCCACCTGTGGTAAAGCACAAGTGTGAAATCACTCTACCCAATGCAACAAGTCGTTGCGGACTCCTTCATAGACTGCCTGTTCCGCAGGCAGAATACTCTGGATAGCTCGCACACAGGCTGCGGTAAAACTGTAGTAGCCTGTTACATCGCCAAGGTGATGAAATACCCTGTGGCAGTCATTTGCCCCAAAGCGGTAATAACAAGCTGGAAACGAGAGCTAGCAGAGTTCGGGATTGAGCCTGTCTTTGTTCTTAACTATGAAAAGATACGGACGGGGAACACGAAGTTCATGAGCCGTAAAGGTAAGAAGATCTTCAAGTGGAAATTGCCTCGAAACACGATGGTTTTCATGGATGAAATCCATAAAGCCAAGGGACCATTTACTCTTAACGCACAACTACTTATATCCCTAGTTCTACAGAAATTTAGAGTTCATGGGATGTCGGCCACCGCGAGCGAAAGCCCCGTAGAAATGCGGGCGTTGGGGTTCTGTCTGGGGCTGCACTCTTTGAACAAAGATGTGTATCCTTTGAAAAACTGGTTTCGTTGGATGACAAAGAACGGATGCCGAAAAGATCAGTGGAATAACTGGAGGCTTATGAACCGATCCTGTCTCAGAGGTTTGCATGGGGAAATGTATGGGGATTACGCTCACCGACTCTCGGTAAAAGACTTCCCCGATTCGTTTAGAGATAACATGGTTTTTGTGGAGCCTGTTGATTTTAAGGACTCTAAGAAAATAATGGACGCTTACGACGGGCTGGGAATAACGCCCGACATCATCTGCGACTACATAGAGAACGGGACAGTAGCTGACAGTGAGCACCTGATTGTCAACCTTGGAAGGGCTAGGCAACTGGCTGAGTCTCTTAAAGTCGTTGAGATGGTAGAGATAGCCAACGATCTCATCCACGAAGGAAAAAGTGTGGTCCTGTTTGTAAATTACAAAGCAACCGTAGACTCATTGTGTGGGCTACTTAAAGCAGGTCGAATAGAAGGAGGACAATCGGAAGAAGCGCGTCAAAAAGTTATCGACGACTTCCAAGCAGACAAGACACACTGTGTCGTAGCAAACATAGCCGCAGGGGGGACTGGTATTTCTCTACACGACACGCACGGCAACCGACCCCGTGTCTCCTTGATAAGCCCCACATTCGATGCCAAAAGCTACATCCAAACATTGGGGCGCATACATAGAAACGGAGCCAAGAGTGACTCCATCCAAAAAATCTTAGTCGCTGCGAACACCATCGAAGAATCTGTTATGGCTTCGGTGCAACGCAAAGCGAAGAACATCCAAGAACTACATGGAGAATAGAAATCTATGACATACCAACAATACAAAAAGGCAGCCAAGATACTGAAAACGATGCGGAAGCGGCTTCTTGATATACCCAACAAAGGCAAACTACCTACTACTGATGTTCAGCAATGTCGGCAGTTAAAATCCACTAGAGATAATGTAGACAAACTTATGTTTCTGTTGGATGAAGCCTTGTGGGCCGATAACCCAGAACCGAAACGGGAGGAACCAAACCACTTATTTTTCTAATGGCCGACCAACCAGACCACAGCTCGCGGGGTCATGCGGAGTTTAGCCCCTCCAGCCTTAAGTATGTGGCTGGGTGTGCTGGCTACCACGGCAGAGATGGCACCAACGCTGCTGCCGAAATGGGTACCCGCATTCACGAAGCCTTAGAAGTCCATGACCCCTCCGCTCTGCACAACGAGCAAGAGCTACAGATCTACGATCAGATCGTGGACATGGAGAAAGCGTTCATGGATAATTTTTCTGGGGTACAAGAAGAGCACAACGAAATACAGGTAGACGTAGAACTAGACGGCACAGGCACATGGGGAACCTGTGACCGATTCCTGATTCTTGATTCCGGCACCAAGGCCGTGATGGCTGATTACAAAACAGGGATCAGTATCATCGACCCACCAGAAAAGAACTGGCAAGCCAAAGCCTACACAGTGGGGGCCTTCCAAAAATTCCCAGATATCGAAGAGATTGTCTTCGTGTTCTACGTCCCACAACACAACGCCAGCCTCCACCATACGTTTGAGCGTAGTGACGTAGATGGCATTGTCTCAGAGCTTAGTTCCGTAATCAAGAAAGCGGAGAAGATACGCCCCAAGTGGGATCAAGGGACTCCTGCGCTCGACGACCTTACGCCGAATGTGAACTGTAGGTTCTGTCGCCACGAAGATTCCTGCCCCGCTCTTGGTGGACTCGTCATCGAAGTAGCAAAGAAGATCAACCCACAGCTACCCGACGTAGACATCGAAGAAACAGAAGACCCGGAGATCGTAGAGCAGTTGTGGGCTATTGCTAAGATTGTTTCTAACTGGGCTGAAAGATTTAAAAAGAAAGCCGTGGCTCTCGCCAAAGACGGCACCGAGTATCCTTCCCTCAAACTGAGGAGTATGGGGTCCTCTCGAAAGATAACAGACAACGAAAGTCTACTGAAAGTTGCATCTGAGTTCGGGGTAAGTGCCGAAGAGGTTCTCCAACACGCAAATATCCCGCTGGCGAAACTCGCTAAGGCTATAGGAGATACAGCCGAAAAAGGAGGTAAGAGAAAATTATCTGAAAATTTCGTTGACGCATGTCAAGATGCGGGCATTATCGAAACATCAGACACACGATACACTTTGTCGTGAGTCGTAACCGGAAACAAGAAACACGAAACATGAGTGATGACACCACGGCTCTCGCAGCCGCACCTAACGCAGGGATAATTCCTAACGAAGCTGGCTTCATTATTGACGCCTCGGATATTGATATCCCCCGTTTGAACATCGTCCAAAAGACGAGTGATATTGACGCCCCCTTTGGGAGTGTCGTTCTAGATAAGAAGCACATCGTTGCTGAGCCAGAGGTCTCGACAGAAGTATCTGTTCTGTCGGCTACCAAAGGATGGCGAGAGGATGTGCCTTTCGACGACGATGTGATGCCGCAGATCGCCTACACAGAGGCTGATCGGGCGCGCATCGCAGAATCTTCGGAATACAATCTGTTGGAGTTCGCAGAGATTACTCTGCTTTTCCAACAGCCCGAGGACAATAATAATGACAGTGCCTACCCGTTCACCATCGGGGATCACAGTTATGCCCTCGGCAAAATCAACGTCGCAAAGGATGCCTACAGGCAGACCTTCAAGCGTCTCGCAACTTACGCAGCATTTAACCGAGACAAGAATCTCGGGGAGATCCTGTGGAACTTCGAGTCGTGCCCCATCACAAGGGGTAAATATAGTTGGTTTGCTCCTATGCTTACCGTATCTCAGAACGCGCCCGCCGAGGCCGTTTCAAAGTGGATATCAGACTTCAACGGTAAGTAAGATGCCCGACGCACAAATAACTACCGAAGTCCTCACTAACGAGGCAAAAATGCTCCAGCAAATGATTATTAAGCTGGATGAGCAACTCGAAGAAATTCAAATGAGTAGGCTCAAGTTAGTGACGGTTCAAGGTTGTCTTCTAGAAAAGCTCGGCTTAAATGCTGAGCAGCTAGAGCTACCATTCAAAGAATGTGTGGGGGCAGCGAAGGGTCCACTGCTCGATCAAATCGCGCGGGAGGGGGCTAACTAAAAATCTGGGTGGATAGGAATTGCGGCGGGGTTGTAAGCTCTGGTTAGTGATTCACCTCCTGTTCAGTAATCGCATAAAACTGAACCCACCCATACTGGCCCCCACTGGTTTTCGTTCTGTTCCAGTGGGGGCCTTTCTTTGAATTATGGAAACCTATGCCCTCGATTACGAGACATACTACGATAAAGCCTGTAGTATCAGGACGCTAGGTCCTCTCGGATATTTTTCTCACCCCGACTTCGATGCTTACATGGTGTCCGTGGTTGGCACGGATGGCACCTCATTCGTAGGTCACCCCAGAGACTTTCAATGGGACCTCTTAACTGATAACGTAGTAATAAGCCATAACGCATCTTTTGATGAAACCCTATATCTATATGGAGTCACCCAGTCGTGGTGGCCCGAAGTCAAACCAGCCGAGTGGCATTGTACCGCAGATATGGCGGCGTATATGCACATGCCTCGCGCCCTTAAAGGTGCTGCGAAATTTGCTCTGGGGATAGAGGTTGATAAAAGCACCCGCGATAATATGAGCGGGAAGAGATGGGAGAAGATGACGGACGAGTTCCGTAAAGAGGTTAGCGACTACGCCTTGGTTGACTCTCAACTTTGCCTAGATCTTTGGAAAGAGCATGGACGGGCATGGCCGAATAAAGAAAGACAGATAAGTCGTTTGAACAGAGAGATAGTTCAACGAGGACTACCCATCGACGCTGACTTGCTGAAGACTCAGCTAGAAACAATAAAAGGTAAACTGTTTGAGGCTGAAGAGAACATACCGTGGCTTGGGGATAAGCCTCTCCTGAGCCGTGTGGCTTTTGACGACCAGTGTAGGACTGAAGGAATTGAACCGCCCGGTAGTCTAGCTGCTACAGATGAAGAGGCACAAAAATGGATAGACTACTACGGTAAGAAACACGCATGGATAGATGCCGTTCGTAGCTGGCGTCGTATAAACTCTCTCAAGAAAAAGCTGGAGAGCTTTGACCACGCGACGATGCCGGATAGCCGATACTACGGAGGCCTCATGTATTATGGGGCTCATACAGGGCGCTTCAGTGGGAGTGGGGGTAATCTGAATCTTCAGAACCTCCCGAGAGAAGAGATGTTCGGAGTAAACTTGAGGAATCTCATCGCTGCCAAACCCGGTAAGAAACTAATCGTGGCCGACCTTAGTCAAATTGAGGTAAGAACACTTTGCTGGCTGGCTGAGGACAAGAAGATGCTCAAAGAAATTGAGCAGTCGGAAGATATCTACGAAGCGTTCGCTATCCGGTTCGGTCAATGGGACACCGAAAAAGGATCTCTTAAACAAGACCCTAAACTTCGGCACAAAATAAAAGCGATGGTTCTGGGCTGTGGTTACGGCGCAGGTAAGAAAAGATTCTCGCAGATGGCGGGGATGACTCAGAAAGAAGCGAACAATGCTGTGGATCTTTATAGAAACTCAATGCGGAGTATCACCCGACTCTGGAGTGACTATAGCTCAGGGATATCTTGCGCCTACAACTTAACAGTGAACGGGGCTGAGACTCCGTTCATAGTAGATCTCCCCAGCGATAGGCATCTGAACTACGGTTTTATACGGTCAGACGGGAAGGGTGAGGACAGGCACTATTACGCATATTTAATGCGGCATGGTAAAAATGTAGCCGTCAAGATGTGGGGTGGGTTCGTGGCAGAGAACGCTTCCCAAGCCTTAGCCCGAGACATTTTCAGTGATATGCTTGTCAGGATAGACGAGGCGGGCTACAAGATCGTGCTTCATGTGCATGACGAGGTAGTGATCGAAGCTGATGCAGATAAAGCTGAGGAGTCCTTGGAGCATATTCTGAAAATAATGTCGGAGCCTCCTGATTGGATTCCCGATATCCCGTTAGCTGCCGAAGGATCAATCTTATCACGATACACCAAATGAATTACCGTTACATAAAGAACCTAAGAGACACGAAATGCTATAAAACACAGGACCTATCCACGCTAAACAAATCAAAACCTAAGTTCCCCAATAAGGCCGACTTCAGGTCGTGGTGCGCCGACGCAAAAACTGACCATGTTTTTTACAGCCCAGTCGAAGGGAGTGCCCCCTCTAAACGAATCTCCACGGACAACCCACCCAATTTGATTCATGGTATCGTTGCCGACTACGACGCGCCCGTGAACTGGGCCGAGGTAGATGCTATAATCTCTGCCAAATGCTCCAACCACCCTCCCACATGGAGATCTAAAACGCAGTCTGGTTACATACGGCTTGTGTGGGAGTTTGAGAAGAGTCTACCAATCGCTCCCGAGATGTTTGACACCTTCGTCAAATGTCTCAAGAACATAGTAAAGGTAGACCGAGTGTTTGCGGGTTTTGATTCATCCTCTCTGAGAGCATCTCAATATTTCGAGTTGGGCGAAGACTGGGTAAACATGGGTGGGGTTGTGCCTAGCGCGACTATTCAAACGGCTCTTACTAAGGCGGCAAGTATGAAGCCGCCTACAACAAACGACACCGCGATCCCAATCGAAGTCGTTGCCGAGGAGATTGATAAACAGTTTCCCAATAGATGGATAGGAGATGTGGAGATTGGTGCCCGAGGTCCTTTGTTTTGGATAGACGACGGTATCCACCGAGAGGGTTGTCAGGTAGCTGAGGACGGGATGATTTGTTATTCAGATCGGGCTGGTAAGGGCTTCATGAGTTGGCGTGAAATATTTGGTGCTAAGTTTGTAGCCGATTATGAAGAGACCAAGATGGGTAATCTTCTGGATGAGTACTGGTTCAACGGTAGAAATTTCTTCAAGTTGTTATACAGCTCTGCGGTAACAATCCCGAAAGAGCAGCTCATACTAGAGCTGAGGCAGACAGGATTTTCTATGAAGCCCAAGAAGGGTCAGGCACTAACTGAGGTGGAGGCGGCTCTTCTAACGATAAGCAACCACAACCGCATAGACGAGATCGCACCAGTCATATTCTCTAAGAATCGTGTGGTGTCGTACAACAGTCAGAGAATACTGAATAACGCTAACATCGCCCCCATAGAACCAGAAACAGACGGCGACCCCACCAACTGGCCGTTTATTCATGACTGGCTAGGGCAGCTTTTCAAGAACTCTACCCCCGTTATTACGGTCAACTACTTCTATGCTTGGCTCAAAAGGTTTTATGAGGCTGTCATTGAGCGTAAAATGTCGCAGGGGCAGGCGCTCATATTGGTGGGGGCCACCAGCAAGGGTAAGAGTCTCCTATCCAATAGAGTTATTTCAGGACTGGTGGGTGGTTATGCTGATGCTAGTGACTACCTATCGGGGCAAACTAAATTCAACAAGGATTTGGGTAGGGTTGCTGCATGGGTGATCGACGACACCACATCTGCCGCCAGCTTCCAAGACCAACGAAAAGCTACAGAGCTTATCAAGAGGTCCGTGGCCAACCCGCGTGTAGAGTATCAAGCCAAGTATGCGGACGCGCTATCGGTCCCATGGGCGGGTAGGGTGATATTATCTTTGAACATGGACGCGAATAGTCTTTCGGTTATACCAGCTCTAGACAGTAGTAATCGAGATAAGCTGATGGCTCTTCGCGTTCGGGACGACGCTAGGAGTAAGTTTCCGGCGAACAGTGTAGTAGAATCCACCATTAAAAAAGAACTGCCTTATTTAGGTCGGTGGTTATTAGACTGGGACCCTCCTGAAGAGATAATGGTCGGGGGTAGGTTCGGTGTTGCCAGTTTCATCGACGAATCGGTAGCGTCTGCCGCCTATGATAACTCCAGCAGGTCGTCTATAGCGGAGCTAGTCGAGTTCTTCTGTAAGAGGTGTCGTGAACAAAACGACACCCTACCAGAATGGCGGGGTACTCTCACAGAATTTCAAGTCCTACTCCATGAGTTTAACAACGGTAGGAGTGTTGGTATGAGCCATAACCTAGAGTTTGTGCGGCGAGGCATGGCCTCTCTAGAAGAAGCCGGTAAAAACAACACTCATGTCCGCCCAGTAATATCTAAAGGAAAAGGTGGCGGGAAGATGTGGACTATTAACTTGGCGAAAACTTTTGACATATCCGAAGCCTCGCTTTAACCAGAGATATGCCCAACAAAGAAACGTACGACTACCTTGATGAGTTTTCAGATCTGGAGCAGGTTGAGACCCGAATCCAGTTGCTGCGAGAAGACTACAGGGCTCTATCGAACCGTCTTGAGCACTACTCTAACGCGCGTAGCAAATTAGAAAGTGATATCAGAAAACTAAAGGGTATCGCCGCTAGAATCAAAGAGAGACGGGAGAGCGAAGACATTTGATAGGGACATGGTAGCCACTTACTTTGTAAGTAAACCCGTCTTTATCTTTCTCCCCCCGTTTTTTATAACACCCCTTGCTAATCAACTGACTTGTCGGTAGCCAACCGAGAAGCCATACCTTGCTGAGGTCTTTACGAACTCGAACAAAATAATAAAACTCCGCAGCAGGTTCTTTGCTGGCGGGGCAGTTTACAGAAGCCGTAAAATGGGGTTGGGGTCGGCTGCTACAGGTTTTTGATTTTATATCTATTTTCTTTTCACTGAGACAATAGTCATGTGTAAAGCTACGCCCACCCACATAACGGGCTTCGGGGTAAAGAAGCCCAAAGGCTACCTCCCCCAAGAAACCCGTCATTCGACCCAACCCTCTAGTAAAGGAACTAGGCGTGATACCCAACGCTTGGCTCCGTTCAAAAGCTTGTTTTACATTCTCTGAAGACGGGGTGAACACAATGTAACGGCACCCCCTCTTCTTAGAGAACTGGCGGGGGAGTTTTCGGCTCATTACCAGAGATGCTTACATGCCCAATACCTAGCTGTAGTTTTGTCTTTAGCGGTAGCGCAGTTATGGCGAGCACGGAAGTTGGCTCTTCTTTTGGGATCTTTGTGTTTAGTGAAATCGCTATAGTCCCTATGGCCGTAAGATACTTTCTTCACCTTGTTTCCTTGTTTGGCTAGGACTACGAACTTCTTCTTAGATCCTTTGGGTGCTCGTTTAGGTTTATTGATGCCCGGAAAAGTCTCACCCATGTAAGATATTCTACCAGATGGTAAGCGTTTGAATCGTTGCCGCGTCATGCCATTCTTTTCTTTTGTTTGTTCTTTCTCTTCTTCTCTACAAATCCGTGGGCGCGTCTTTCAGCGTCGGTGTACTTGGCGGTTTGTTTGCCCCTAGAATGAGCTTTACGTTTCCGCGCATTAGCGGCAGCTTTCTCTGAAGAGGATAAACTATCTCTTACACGCTTTGGCCCATACCGCCCTCTTTGACTGCGGGGTTTCTTTTTGTCCGACTCGTTGTAGAAGTCCCAATCTTCATCGGTCCACTTCTTAAGAGACTTCTGAGAAGCTTTCATAGTCTAAGAGGTGTAACCTCCTCCTCTTTTCTTATATTCCCTAGCTAAGAACTGCGCTTTCCGCGCCGACCACTGTCCGGGGTTACCGCCTTTGGACCCCGCCATGATCTTTTTGAAGAGACGCTTACGCATCCCCGGCTTGGTGTAATTACCAGCTTTGTTGACTGTAGATTTTTTCTTAGCCATAGTTACTACCCCCACCTATTCTTTTTGCCACAGCTTGCAAAAAATCCATTTTCTTCTCCTTCTTGGTCGTTTTCTTAGCGGCTTTCTTTGTGGCTTTCTTTGTGGCTTTCTTTGTGGCTTTCTTTGTGGCTTTCTTTGTGGCTTTCTTTGGGGCTTTCTTTGTGGCTTTTTTGGAATCTCCTTTAGACTCCTTGGCTTTCTTCTTAGCTGAGTCACTCAACTCTTCAAAATGAAAGAGCTTCTGACTTTTATCGCTATGAGATTTACCCGTGTGGACTTCTCCATTGGGCATTTTGTGTGATCCTCCTTTGTGGAGGGTTCCGTCTTTTAAGTAGTGTGGTACACCTTTCATTTTTTAGTTAGTCGTTTTGAGGTTCTATCCCAAGCTGGGAAAAAAATTTCGTCCATGCAGCGTACTATTGCTTCTTCTTCATACCGCTCACAGTATGCCAAACCAGATATAGCGAACGCTGCGTGTATCATTTCATGCCTTAGTGTTTCGTATAGGTCTTTCCCCTTGAGGTTTTTATCTATGGTTATTAGTTTTCTGCGGTGTGAATAAAGACCGTAACAGTCGTCATCCCCCAAATCTCTGAACTGTATCCGAACTCGGACTCCAGCCATAATTATGCTTTTAGGGGCAGTCATCCGTCGGCATATTTATTGATGGCTCTTGCGTAAACTCCAGCAAGCTTACCGCGATTGTTGTTAATCATTTGCCACTCTTCGCAGTTGCTACCAAAAAAGGGTTCTGCGATAACAGCAACGCATGGAGTTTTCTTTAAAAAATAACTACCCCTTTGTCGGGACGCTCGGGGCTTGGCCCCCCTAGACTTCATGTCAGGGTAAGCTTCATCCATCTCGTTCTTAAGCACATAAGCAAGTTCGCTCCCACCCTTACTTGTATGCCAGTATAGCCACTCATGTCCACTGGCAGTGGGGCTGGCAGAGTTGAAATGAAACTCTATAACGGCGTCTACTTTGTCCTCCCTTAATTTTCTCGCTAGGTAGTCTATGGCCCCGACATAAGTGGGATCTTTATAATCATCGTAAATTACATAGTCCACTGACAGTCCTTTAATTACGCGCCTAACCAAATCAGAATTAAACATATACTCAGATATGCTATACCCCGACTCGCGTGAAGTCATGGCCCCTTCGTCTCCTTTCCTAGAGTGTCCTACTGCTAAACCAATCTTCATTTTTTAAGAATGCGATAGAGTGAAGCCAGCCCCACAGCGATGCCCACGATGAGCGACCCCACTCGTAGCCAGTATTCAAACTGCTCC